ATGCAAACAACACAATCTATTTCACTAAAAGCAAGAGTTCAAAGAATTGGCTCAACGCTTTCAAGCATGGTTATGCCAAACATCGGCGCACTTATCGCATGGGGTGTATTAACTGCCCTCTTTATTCCAGACGGTTATCTACCAAATGAAGAATTCGCCAGCATGGTCGGTCCAATGCTTACCTTCCTCATTCCAATCTTGGTTGGTTACACAGGTGGTAAGGTAATTGGTCAAGAGCGCGGAGCAGTAGTTGGTGCTATCGGAACCTTTGGTGTCATCATGGGAACAAATATTCCAATGATTTTAGGCGCAATGATTATGGGTCCTCTTGGCGGATTTGCTATCAAGAAGTTCGACCAAGTTTTCCAACATCGTATCAAAGCTGGATTTGAAATGCTAGTCAACAACTTCTCAGCAGGTCTGATTGGTTTTGCCCTAGCACTTATCGGATTTTTAGCTATCGGCCCATTCGTTGATGGAATGACACAACTTATGGCAAGTGGCGTGCAAGCTATCCTTGACGCTCACCTTATCCCATTGGCAAATATCTTTATCGAGCCAGCGAAAATCCTTTTCCTCAATAACGCCATTAATCACGGGATTTTGACACCACTTGGTGCAGATCAAGTAATGGAAACTGGTCGCTCCATTCTTTTCTTATTAGAAGCGAATCCGGGTCCCGGTCTAGGTGTCTTGCTTGCCTTCATGTTCTTTGGTAAAGGTTCAGCAAAAGCAACAGCTCCGGGTGCTATCCTTATTCACTTCTTGGGCGGTATTCATGAAATTTACTTCCCTTATGTGATGATGAAACCAGCCTTGTTCTTATCAGTTATCGCTGGTGGTGTGACAGGTTCATTCACAATGATGGTGCTAAACGCAGGTCTTCGTGCCCCAGCTTCACCGGGTTCTATCTTGGCAATTATGGCAATGGCTCCAGCAGGTGCACACTTGGCAGTTCTTGCAGGGGTAATCACTTCCGCAGCTGTATCATTTGCAACAGCAGTTTTGGTGCTAAAAGCAGACAAGTCTGAAGCAAGTGACGACGATTTTGAAAAAGCAAACAAAAAAGTATCTTCATCCAAAGCTCAAGCAAAAGGCTTGGCAGTATCAGCAACATCTATCAACCAAATCATATTCGCTTGTGACGCAGGCATGGGCTCGTCAGCAATGGGTGCTTCAATCTTGCGTAAAATGGTAAAAGAAGCAGGTTTGTCACAAACAGTTACCAACAAGGCTATCTCACAATTAACAGACAACAGCAATGCCTTGATTATTACACAAGAAGAATTACAAGAACGTGCCAAACAAAAAGCACCAAATGCACAATTTGCGGCAGTATCAAACTTCTTGAACTCACCAGTTTATGAAGAAATCATTGAGACTTTGTCTAATGAGCAAACCGTGCAATTCCAAGAAATTCACGAAGAAAACACACTGGATGCAGTATTTGACTACGACATGATTGAGCTAGACAAGCAATTTGCCAGCAAGGAAGAAGCCATTCGCTACTGCGGTCAAATGCTAGTGGATGCAGGCTGTGTATCTGAACATTATATCGAGAGCATGATTGAGCGTGAAGAAAATCTTTCTATCTACATGGGCAACTCAGTAGCTATTCCTCATGGAACTGACGAAGGCAAAAAGCATGTGAAAAAATCAGGTTTGGTCGTTGTTCAAGTGCCAGAAGGCGTAAACTTTGGGGAGCAAGGCGAAGAAAAACACGCAAGATTATTGTTCGGAATTGCTGGTAAAGAAGAAGATCATTTAAGTCTTATTCAAAAAATCGCTCTTTCATGTAATGACGAAAGAAACGTATTGAAAATGGCGAATGCAACGAATAAAGAAGAAATTTTAGAAATTTTGGAAATGAACTAGGAAAGAAGTAGGACGGTGGAAAAAGTCTTCCGCCAGCTTTGAAACCCGAACATTAGAGCAGCAAGACGCAAGCGTCAAGTCGCTAACTCTAAGTAATTCATTCGCACCTAATCCGCTGCGGGAATGTTCGGGTTTCAAAGTTGGCTACAGACTATGGTAAGTCCAAGTATAAGGAGATAAAGAAGATGAAAGCAGTACATTTTGGAGCAGGGAATATTGGTCGTGGGTTTATTGGAGAGATGCTTTATAAGAATGGTTTTTCAATCAGTTTTGTAGATGTCAATGACCAGATTATTGACGCACTAAAGGAACGTGGGAGCTATACGATTGAGCTGGCTGATGAAGCCAAAGGGAAAGTTCAAGTGGAGAATGTTACAGGTTTGCACAATATTTATGAAGTTGAAGCTATCATTGAAGCAATCAAAGAAGCCGACCTAGTGACTACAGCTATTGGTCCAGATGTACTGCCGATTATCAGCACTCGTATTGCTCAGGGAATTGACGCCCGTCAAGCTGCTGGCATTACCAAGCCACTTGATGTTATCGCTTGTGAAAACATGATTGGCGGTTCAAGCTTCCTTTATTCGCAGGTACAAAAGCACTTGCAAGACCTTGACTATGCTAAGGAATACATCGGATTTCCTGATGCGGCAGTTGACCGTATCGTTCCTATGCAAAAACATGAGGATGTTTTATTCGTCCAAGTAGAACCTTTCTGCGAATGGGTTGTCGAAGCTGGAGCAAGAAAAAATCAAGAGCTTGAGTTGACTGGGGTTCACTATGTAGAAGAACTAGAGCCATATATCGAAAGAAAACTCTTTACCGTAAACACAGGACACGCAACAGTTGCTTACACAGGAGGTCAAATGGGCTATGAAACCATTGACGAAGCTATGCAGGACTATCTTGTTGTTGCTCAACTAAAAGCAGTATTGAATGAAACAGGTAATCTAATCGTCAACAAATGGGGCTTTGACAAGGAAGAACACGAGCAATATATCCAAAAGATTATCTCACGCTTCCAAAATAAGCACATCTCAGACGCTATTAGCCGTGTAGCTCGTACACCACTAAGAAAGCTTGGCAGCGAAGAACGCTTCATTCGCCCATTACGTGAACTACAAGAACGCCAACTGGAAACGAATCACTTAATGGCAACAATCGGCATGGTCTTCAACTACCATCACCCAGAAGATGAACAAAGCGTTCAAATGAACCAAATGCTCAAAGTCCAAGATTTTAGCCAAACGATTACACAAGTGACAGGCATTAAAGACGAAAAAATCGTCTCAAGCATTAGTGAAAACATCGAGCGTTACGCGGTGAAAGCATAAGAAAAACGGCTGACCTTTGAAATGGTCAGCCGTTTTGTATCGCAATTTAAGCCAAAGCTGCTGCGTACAATTCGTTTACTTTGTCCCTACTTTGAACGTTTGTTTTTAGTTATTTTTATTTACGAAAACCTTTTTACCAAAGCATTTCTGCAAAAAGCCTATTTATGTTTCTCAAAAATTTCGGCACTTTTTCGGCACATTTTTAAAAGATGGATAGAATCTTCTCGTCTTCGCTTTCTCGCAACTCGTCAATCAAATCGATATATACTTTTTGCGTGACCAGCACATCTTTATGGCCCAATCTCTTTGAAATGGCAAGAGCGGAAATTCCGTGTGCGAATAGGACAGAGGCGTGAGAGTGTCTAAGCGAATGGATGGTAATCCCTTTGTCTGGGATATCCAATTTCCTCAAGAGTTGTCGCAACACCTCTCCCGCATAGGAAGAATCCAAATATAGTCTGCTCGGGTCGTAAAGGAGTAGATGGTTTGGGTTGTCAAAGTAACAGTGTTCGTAAAAAGAACGGACAACCGAATACGTTTCAGCTGGAACGGGCGTTTTCCGAACAGATTGAGGGTTTTTAGTTGGTCCATTTTCTTTCCTGAGGCGTTTCCACGACTTGTTGATATCGATGATACCGGGGGAGATATCGTCTATGGTCAAAGCGTAAATTTCACTTTGACGTGCACCCGTGATGCACAAGAGATAGAAGAACAGCATTGAGCCGTCTGTTTCGCTGTGTGCCTTTGTGTAGTCGGTTAATTTGAGGAAATTCTTCTCAGACAAGTAGCTCTTCTTAACAGAAACACCACCGCCTACACTTACACCCGTAGTGAAATTCTTTTTAGTCAGATTGTCGTAAACTGCTGCGTCTACACTCGCTCGAACAGCTGAGTTAAACATACTGAGGTAGGATTGTTTGTAATTACCCGCCATCGTGTTTAATATCTGCTGATATTGGGTTCGTTTTAGCTTACTGAGGCGTATATTCGGGAAATACTCCAGCAATAATTTGTGCCAAGCGGTGTATTTCCGATAGGTCTCTGGCGAGGTGTTTGGTTTTTTGAAAGTTTCCATCCAGACACGGAACCAGTCGGAAAGAAGAAGATTTTCGCTCAGGGTTTCTGTTCGGTTGAGTTTAAATTCACTCTCGGCGAGTAATGCCTCACGTTTCGTTGCAAACCCTGACTTTCGCCATTTTTGATAGCTCCCGTCATCCGCCTTATAGTTGACCACCGCTTGCCATTTTTTCCCACGTTTAATTGCCATTTCTCCCACCTCTTTTTCAGGTAAAGGATAATACGAATTATTATAAATAGCAAGAACTTTGTATCTTTCTAAAATCCTCGAAGTCTGTTATAGTAGAACTCGGCACTTGCCAATCTTAATGGATTGGAGGTGGTAAATTTGCTACAATCACTCATCATTGTTTTTGTCGCACCAGTTTTGACTGGGTTAGTGTCGGGCTTGCTCGTGACACTATTCGGCTATTGGTTGAATAATCGAGACGGCAAATAAGCAAGTGTCATCAACTACACCCGCCTAGTCGCAAGGCGTACAAAAAACCCCTTAGGTCTCCGAAACCTGAGGGGTTTGGTGTTAAACTCGCTACACTCATCACAGTATCGCATGAATATAATAGCACGCGGGGTACAAGATGTCAATTTGTGCATTTTTTTTCGTTACTCTGTTGCTCTCAAGTTTTCTGCTGCAAACTCGTCAATTTCCTCTTTTGTTGTTAAATTTTTAACTTCTTTTAGAATTTTTTCATACTCATCGTGGAAGGTTGCAATGTTCTCATTGATACATTTTTCAAGCTGAGCTCTATCGGTATCGATGAAAACGTCTGCGATATCTACGCCTTCGGTAACTGATCTTCTGATGAGAATGGAATATTTGTTGCCGATAAATTCTTTCATGTTGATTGCTCCTTTCGTAAGGTGTATCGCTATTATAACCCATTCCGACAACATTCGCTTGCCCGAACCTGAGAGGTATAGACAGAAAAAAGAAGAACCTTTCAGCTCTTCTTAATACTTGGTATTGGGTGCAGCGAAATCATAGACGACTTCGCCAATACAACGAATATGGTCAATTTGATTTGCCTTGTAGATAATAGGTTCTTGGAATTCGTCATCGTAGCTATCCGGGTCTAGTAGTACCCTTGTTGGTGATTTTGTTATTCTTTTCAGTGTGTATTCGCCATCGATTTCAAACACACCGATATGCCCGTTGGGGATTTCTTTTTTCGGGTTGATGACAACTAAGGCGCCATTCCTAAATACCTTGTTCATGCTTTCGCCGTGCACTTCTAAAACAAAAGCGTCGGGGTATTTATCGGCTATCCAACTTGGCACATAAACATCTTCGGGGTCAGGATAGACAACGCCGGGGTATCCGGCATTTACTTTTCCTAGTAGTTTTATAGTAGCAGAAGTGACCACAAGCCCCTGATGAATGTCAGTGTCTATGGTGTTAGATTTCTCAAACTTGAGATCTTGCCCAGCTGTTCCTAAATAATCACAAATTAAATCAGAAGCCATATAAATTGTGTAAACCATAGAACCTGGTTGTTCTTCAATAGTCTCAAGATATGCAGCTAGCCTATCGGTAGTTACGGTGCAGGCATCATCCATCTCTAGTTCAAAATCAATAAAATCTTCTGCGTTTTTTACTTCATCTAAAAACTCCCACACAATCCTGTATCCGCCTAATATTTTCGCTATCGCTATTCCGACAGGTACTTGACGATAGGTAAATATTTTTTCCTGAAGCTCACACGACTAAAGTCGCGTGGTTCTAGGGTAATTTCTCACTTCGTTCGAAGTCGTTCAAGAATCGAACGACCACTAACACTCATGAGTTTCCCCTAAGAATTTCATGGTCAAGGTTTGTGCCGTTGCACTGCCTTAGTGACCTGTAGGCTCACTTCAAAACCTTTATTGCTTTGATTTTACAGCCCCATACTGCTAAGTTGGGGCTTATTTAATTGTCTTAATCGTTGTATTTCTCGGTCATGGAGTTCTTGAAATCTATTCCACGTTTGGTTGCATCGTTCAGTGTCTATTTCTTCCAAATTATCTTGCGTATTCATGATGAGAAAGGCACTATACATATCCCTTTGTATCTGACCTGACTCGAAGTTGTTCCAACGTGTATTCAATTTTTTCCTGTTATAGGTTTGCGTGAAATGTTCAAATTGACTAGCTTTGACGGTGTAAGTGTTGATTTTTTTCAAATACAAGCCTTGAGCTTTTAACTTGTTATCTAAGATAGTTAAGAGCATTGCAGGCGCCCGATTGCCAATAGACTTTCCAAATCGCTTTTTCTTCTTGAACCGACCAGTCTTTTCGCTCTTTTCTGTTTTCTTGGCTCTTTTTTGAAGAGATTGGAACCTCATTGTTTCTACTCGAACATCCAAACCTAGCGACAAGATGTGATTAGCTAAAGAAAAATGTGCTTGCTTTCTCTTGTCTGCGATTTTTCGGTTCATTTCTGCCAACTCTCTTTTCAATTTAAGATAGTTTTGGCTTTGAACCCACTTTTCGCGATTGCCTTTTTTGATAGTGCCATCTTCGTTGAATTTGTTGGGATTATTTGCTCGACGACTTCTATCGACTTTTCTTTGAAGCACGCGTTTTTTCTTCTCATCTATGGAGATACCTTCGCTTAGTTCCACTAACCTTACTTCTTTTTCAGAAGTAACCGCTAGTGAACTCGTACCAATATCCAAACCTACTCTTGCAGTTTCATCTTCTGAAATTTTTTTATTCCTTTTCTTTGGTGGTGTTCCCTCTAATGCGAATTGTACGAAATAGCGGTTCTTACCTCGGATATTTTTCTTTACCAATCGACAATATTTGACTGTATCTAACAGAGCGATATGAGCGTATTCGTCATTTTTCTTAATCAGAACAGGTAATTCCAATCCCGAATTTTTACCCCAAGTCATGCAGTTTTTCTCAGTATCATATCGAAAACCTGTTTTATTGGTTTTTTCTTCTAGTGAAATTGCCTCACCTTTCGGAACAAAATTCACTCGTTTCGCTTTGCCAAACATGACTTTTTCAATCGCTGAAAAAGCACGCTCTGCTAAGTTTTGAGCCATGTGCATACCAATGTTTTGTTTGAAGACCTTCTGTGCAGTCTTTGCATAGGTATTTAGGCAGTAAGAACCGTCTAGTTGATAGAGTTTGCGTACTTCCTTAAATGCTTTGTCTCTTTCTTTCCCTTTTTCTAATTCTCTTGCTTTCCTGTATTCAGGAGAATTTTTCATCTGATTATAGCGACGTTTGGCTTCCCCTAAATAGTCATTGTAGAGAGTTCGACCAATGTTTAATCGCTTTTCTAAGATGTGTTCTTGCCATATTTCTACTTTCAATGGCAAGGTTAAAACGTATGTTGGTGTTGATTCTCTTTTTGGCATTTAGGTTCAGCTCCTTTCGTCATTTTTCTTTTTGATTCTTTATGTACTTTCTGATTTGTTCTTCTGTATTTTCGCTAACAGTCGCCACGAAATAGCTAGGATTCCAAAGATGACCTCCCCAAAGTTTATTTTTCAACTCAGGATGTAGTTGGAACAATCGCCTAGCTGATACTCCTTTTAATGCTTTCAACATATCTGGAATATAGTGTTGTGGTTTGCACTCAATCAGTAGATGAACATGGTCTTTATCAGTTTCCATTTCAGAAATAGTAAAACCGTGTTCTTCTGCAATTTGATACAACAAGAGTTTTAAGTCAAATTCTACGGTTTCTACTAACACTTTTCTTCTGTATTTTACACACCAAACGATATGGTACTGAATGGCATAGACATAGCCACGACCATGATGTATTTTACTCAACAAAAATCACCCCTACATATAGTTTAACATACGTCGGGGTGAAAATACTTTGCGTACAATATTTCTTGAAGTTTTGTTCCCTACACCTGTCGCTCATGTACGCGCCTAAAGGCACGCCCCAGAGCGAAGCCAATTCATCCCATGACTAAAGTCACGGGTGTTCTTGGCTGGCTACGCCATAAAAAGAATACGAGGTGGTTTATCTGAGCAAAACAGTGATGAAACTGGATAAAGGGCGAGTGCCTGAATACATTGAAAAAAACGAGCGGGTGAAATATACCGTTTATGAAAAAGGCAATAATACCTATATACGCCTGAAAAAAGGCGAATTCCCCAAACTCTTACCCGAGAAACTGTTCCATTTGCGCGTCATTCGGAATTTGTCTCTCTCGCAGTTGCAAAAAGAAACAGGCATCTGGTCGGTTGGTGCCGTAGAAAAAGGAAAAAAAGGCGTGACCCGAAAAGATTTAGCGCTTTTGGCAGGTGCTTTGTCTTGTTCGATTGATTACCTCAACAACGACAGCGTGCCAGTATCGGTTAGTGGGTTATCCCTTTCTTTAGATTTGCATTACAAAGAAAAAATCGAGTTTCCCTACACCTTCGACACGGAAGTGTTGAAGAAAAAAGGCAGTATCGATGAAAAAATTGACCGCTATCAAAGAGTGTATGCTACGTGCACTAGTGCCTCAAAAACTGTTTTGTTGGACTTGGAAGACCCTATACAGTTTTTAGAATATCAGCGTTTGGCCCGAAGGATGAATTTTTCCGCATTTGAACAGTTTACGGGTGTCAGTGCGGATGTGTTGAAATCTATCAAATATCGTCGCCGGAAGATTGGACCTCAAACAGCAGCTAAGTTGGCTGAGGTATTTGGCAAAGAGGAGGCGTTTTTCCGAAATGATTGAAATGTTGGTTGTAACTGGGGTAGTGGCAGCAGTTATGTTTGTGTTTTTATACACGGTGGGGAAATGGTGGGATGAATGAACGATTTGAGAATCTATCAAGAAAATCAACTGATAGAAGTCGAGGGTGTAGAATGCCGAATTATCAGTGTTTACACCAATATATTAGTGGTTTTACACCCGAAACGTGAAACGCTGGTCGTGCGTATCCGAGATTTAAGCATAGTAGAAAAAGAGAAGGAGGCACGCCGTGGCAAAAATACTCGCAAACGAAAACAACAATCTTCTTATCCTGAATAACGCAGGCAGGTACTTAGTCGCTATTTACCGTGGGCAACATGATGTGGACGGTGTATTGGTTCTGCATAACAAGCGGTTGTTTTGGCGGCTTGAGGATGCCAAGCGTGAGCTACAAGCAAGATTGAAAGGTAGAGCAAAGTAGAGTAGAGGAGAGTAAAAAAATGGATAGACCAAATGTAAGACGAAACAAGCTAATTCAGTTAGCAAATAGACACCGTGGCAAATATAGTAGCAGTGAGGACTTTTGGACGGCTTACACAAAAGCAGTTATAGAATTGTTTAGACCGTTGAATTTGCATATCAATCATTTAGAAGATGAAATTACCAATCTAAAAGCAATCATCGAGGCTGAGCGAGTGATTAATGCGGAGCTGACAGAAGGAATCAAACGCATTTCAAACGATAATCAATCAGTAATCAATCAGTCGAACGCACGAAAAGAACCGCATGAAACCAACGTTTCTGACCAGATTTCGCACAATTCAAGCGAATGTTCGCACGATAATTCAAACGGTAGTCCAACGAAATTTAACATTGATTTAGACATTTTGTTAAATGATTTTCGTGATTGGTCGGAAGAATATGGTGAAGCAGATGTTGATTTTGATTATTCAGTAGCAACAGGATTGCTTTATGAGAAATTTATCAAAAAGTATGAACCAAAGAATAATCAAACGCTTTTCAGTGAAAAAGAAATCTATGATTGTATTCTTGATAGTTTTACAGAAGGTGTTGAGAGTGTTTATATCGGAGAGTTTCTAATGCCAAAAGATTGTATTGGTGATATTGCTAGAGTTTTAGCTGACAAGCTACCGAAACAGCAAAAGCTACCTTTAGTGTCGAAAGATGAGATTGCTGGAAAACTTTTGAACAATTTGAATTGGTCAATTTTGCAAAAAGAAGGTTCGGCTAGCTTAGCTTATGCAAAAGTTGCCAAAATTTTAGCCGACAAAATCCCTAAGCAAGCAGACAGCGATTTGTTGAAAGTTATTGAACTCAGAAATGAAGAACTTGCAAAGTTAGAAAAAAAGTTCACAGAATTGCGTGCAATCTTAGGTAATGACTTCTCAGTTGATTTGATTGAGCAAGTATCAGAACTTTGTGAAAAAAACGGCGATTTAATTGCTGAAAATGAAGAATTGAAAGAAATTTTTGAGGACTTGGAAGAGCGGGCAAATGAAACAATGAAGTATAGAACCGCCTTAATTCAACTGGGCATGGGAAAACTTGGTAAGATTGAGATTGGCGAAGATGATGTGTTGGATTTTACCAATTTTAAGCGAGTTGATGAAACAAAAATGGTTGAAATCGACCAGTTAAGAGGCGAGAACAATTTCTTAGAAGAAAAATTGGAACTAAAAACGCTAGATTATTATGCAAAATGTGAAGATATTTATGAAATTCATAGAGGTAATATTTCTAAAATTAGCGTTTTAGACCCCGAAACTGGCAACGCAAGCACTTTAGACTTTTCAAACTTCAAGCACGTTGAGAAAGTCAAAATTCCTCGGTTTGTGGCGGAGTATATTGAGTATTGCAAGGAAAGTTATATCAATCTTAACAAGGCATTGCGATACACAGATTTTCTTATGCAAGTAAATGTTGACTACACAAACAAAAAATTGAAAGAAAAACTTGATAAGTTCGAGCGCAAGGATTTTAACAGCGAAATATTTGCTCGTGCATGGCTAGACGGCTATGAAGTAGAGGAAGAAAAGCCGAGGGAGAAGCGGTACTATGTTTTGTTCCGTGAATTCTCAAGGTTTTTGGGAAAAACACCCTTGAGCGAGCTTGATAAAGAGCTATATTTTGATACGGAAAATGCAGAAACATACACGAAATCCGAACTAACCGAGCTTATGGACGGAGCTTTATACAAGCAAGCAGAAACAAAGGTTGATGATGATACATTCTGGGCTAGACAAAATTTCCGTTGGAATCATGAAATTAAACTTTGGGAATGGATTAATCCTTTGATTGAGCTGGTGGAGGTAAAAGAATGTCAGATTTAGCGTATGTGTGTAACTCCCCTGAAGAACTTTACCGTGACTTTGCCTCACATCTTCGGAATTGCGGGATTACCGATTATGAAGATTTAGAGGAAATGCAAAGAGAATGTCTTGACGATTCTTTTTCGTACAGACCTTCTCAAATCGAGCGACACCTCTCTCTTGAGGGAACTTCTCACTACTCTATATTTATGTATGTATCTCAAGAGTTCCTTGAGCTTCCAACATTCAGAGCAGTCTTGACTATGGAATTTGTTAAGCAAAATGAGCTTGCGAAGCACATTTTATACTTCCTAAATTCCACCATAAAAACAAATAAATTTTTAGAAGAACGTGGATTTTCTGAGGCAACCTTCGATTTTTAGGAGGAAAAATGGATGATTACAAAGCATGACTCTTACGACGACATGAATGTTATTCATTATCGTCGTAAGAGGTGTCGAAAAGGAAGGATAATTTACAGATGATGAAAATCGAAGATATTAAGCCAGTAGGCTATCTAGCAGAAGTGCTAGATTTTCAAAATAATACTCGCTTGCAATACTTCAACAATGAGAAGACAAACGCACCGTTAGCTAACAACGATTTGATAGATTTGTCAACAGCACAACCACTTTACACCGCCGAGCAAATGCAAGAATACGCAAAGGCTAAAGCGATTGAGGCTATCTTAATGATTGATAGCGACTGGACGGAGCAAGAGATTGAAGATAGTTTCTTTGATGAATTATTTGAGGAGAAGATGAATGAGTGAATTATCCGTAGTAAAAAAAAGAATAGAAGTGAAAGCGTGGCAGATTGTCCCGAAAAATGAGCTGGACTTAGAAAATGTACCTGATTGGGTAGCGTTAGCGTTTGAGCGTGGCGACGATTTACTCAACACAAGGAGGGGTATTTGCTATTTTGGAGGACGTTTGGTGGTTGGTACGCTAGAAGGAAACACGGCTGGAGATTACGACGATTACCTAATTTGCGGGATTAAAGGCGAATTGTATCCTTGCAAAAAAGAAATTTTTGAAGAAAGCTATGCGGAAATTGATGAAGAAGCGGACGTGTTTTCGTATCAGGAGATGGAAATTTTCGCCAAGCAGAAAGTTGAGGCTGCACTTCTGAAAGTCGATAAATTGGGCTATGAAGGAAGGGTGGAGTTTGACCGCAGCTCAGTGAGAGAGATTGTAAATGAGGTATTTGGCGATGGGAAAACGAAGAACGGATGAGTTTGACGGCTGTTTAGTCGTCTTTCTTGTGACGGTTTTACACTTGATTAAATATTGTGTGCTTTTTGGTGCGATTTTGTGGGCGATTCCTCTGGTTTTAGGTTGGATAGGTCTTGTTTAGTTGTTCGTATGAGTACCTAAGGTATAACAAAAAAAGCGTGTTAGTTGAGAAAAACTGGCACGCTTTTTCGGTCGCTTCACGGCTTACACAGTCGGCAGGAGTTGCACGATTGCGAATTCGCTTGAATTTTTCGGTTTTGCATGACTGGTTGTGAGGAAAAGATTGTTAAACCGACGTTTTAAGTTTTAGTTGTCTGACAACAATATGTTGTGTTTTCCGTGTCGGAAATCATTGTGTAATGAGGGAATAATTGCTACAATATTAGTAGTTGCTCTTCGAGTCTTGGTGTCACCAAATTTTCAATGTTGCTGAAAAGGAGGTTGGTGCCATGATGTATCTATTCAAGAGAAAACCACCTCCTTGTTTTTTATAGGAGGTACCTATATGGATTTTTCTAAAATGCTAGATGCGCTTCGGGGTCTTCACCCAATTATACAAATCGTCGCTATATTAACGTTTTTGTGGTATATCAAATATCGTTATAGCAAAAACCACGGGATTACAAGAAGTTTTGAATACCGTAACGAAAAAACAAAGAGATTTATTCTCTTAAAAGAGAATAAAAAAGCCGTTCCTTCGGACAAGAAAGAACGGAAAGATTAGGGTATAGCTGGTGATGCCAAGGGAGAACTTGGATCAACTTAATAGAGAAGCTGAGAGAAAGATGCTCACTTCTCTTTTATTTTATCAAAAAACACAGGTTGTCTGCAAGATTTTATTGTTATTATTAGAAAATGATTATAAAAAACACAACTCCCTGCACTTGATACTTTTTCAGGTGTTGGTGGTGTGTTTTTTTTCTACAGTTTGGCAAGTCCTGCACGCAAGGCATTCACGCCTACATGGGTATAGACCATTGTCGCTTGCAAGGATTCGTGTCCTAGTTGTTGTTTCACAAGCATGATATCTTTGGTTTCCTCGTACAAACGGCTAGCCATAGTGTGCCGCAGCTTGTGCGGACTGACGGCTTTTCCGTAAGCTCTGGAGTATTTACGAACAATACGGTCAATCGCAATTGCACTTAGGCGTTCAATTTTCCCGCTATATTTGGACAAGAACAAGGCTTCCACGTTGTCTTTGGTTAGCTTGTCGGTGTGGTAGGTTTCTTGCCGAGTGCGTAGATACTTAATGAGATAGGGTTTTGCAAAAGGAGCGATATACACCGTATCCATCTTCGCCGCTTGTTTGTGTCCCTTGCGCCAAATTTTCAAGGTGTTGTTGTCTAGGTCTAAGTTGGCGATATCTGCGCTTTCTATCTCATGCAACCTTATACCGGACGCGAGCAAAAGGGCGATAAGGGCTAAATCCCGGTCTTTGTTGATAGAAAATTTTCCACGCGCTTGGTGGCTTTCTAAGGTGTGTTCGTATTCCAACTCAATAAAATCCAGAAAGACTTGTGATTCGTCGCCTAAAAAGAGTTTGTCTTTGAGTTCTTGCCCGCGCTGTTGGATAGATACGGCATCTTTTGGTAGCTTAACGAGTTTAAACAAATTGCGGTTGAGTTTCACGTCGTCTATTTCGGCATCGAGCATGAGCCAATCTGCAAAATTGATAAGAGCATACTTCGCCGCTTTCATCTTGCCGGTTCTATCTCTTAGGCTGTCAAAGTACCTCAAAACTTGAGGCTTTCTAAGCTTGGTAAAATCTCGGATATCAAAATACCTAGGTTTGCCGGCAAAAGCCCCATTATCCTGCATCCATTGTAAAAACTCTAGGATGTCGCCTAGATAGGCGGATAGGGTGCGCGGTGCTAGCTGCTCAAGTTTGCGGTCTTGGTAATATTGCCTAAGGAAATTTGGGCTTGCTTGCAGCTGCTTGTCAATTTTTCTAAGGGTTTGTTCGGCTTGTGTGCGTGCCATGTTGATGCCTTCTTTCTGTGCTATTCTTCGCTTTCAATTTTTTCGATTATTTCCTCAAGCGTAATAACGGTGTTATCCATCGCCTTAAGGATATCTTCTTTACTCGGATTCTCTTCTTCCAATCGATTAAAAGTGAAGGGGGTGAGGTGGTATCCTTCCGCATCTAGTTTCTGCAATAAGGTTTTCAATCTCTGTTCTCGGTTAGGGTCTGTGACTTGGTATTTATCTAATATAGCGCGAAAACCATTTAAGTCATCTTGCACCAGCTCTTCTAACTCTAGCAGCACTTCGTGTGAGGGTTTCCCGATAACCATTGCTATCGCTCGTAGGTGGCGTACAGAATAGTGTTCTAGTCCTTTCTTATTCAGCTCGCCCCATCTCCCGTTTGAGATGCCGGACACTTTGGCTAATTGGTATCGTGTAATTTCATATTGGTTCAAGTATTGGTCTAATAAATTCATAAATTTCTCCTTTAGTTTAATCAGAATGGACCTTTAGGTTTTCTTGGTTTTTGGTTGTTGGGTTTAAGAGCACGAATAATAACCATGCTAATCGCGAACAAAACTACAGATCCGATAATTTCATTGCTAGTGTGGAGTGCCGTTAATATCACCCATGTTACCGGAATAGCTAGCATCAACACAAACAGACTCGCGCAAGATAATCGCTTGTATTCTTCAAAAGTGAAAGATGTTTTCTCTCTGGTTGTGTAATTGTTTAGGCGGTTGATTTTTGTTTTTCTCTTGCTTTCCTGCTCTTCTCTGCGAAAAAGTTCCGGGTATTTATCATGCCAATCCTCTTTTTCTCCCTGTGTGTCATTTTCAGCTGGTTTTCTTTCCTTGGGTGTGGAAGTTCCGCGATAGTTGTTATACTGAACCCAATACCTATGCGCTACTTTTTTAGGGTCTTCTTTCTGAGTAGGCTTGTTTTGTTCCTCGTTCGTGTTTAGGGTGTTTTGTACCTTTTTCTGTTCTATTTCTTGGTAATACGCTTGTATTTTTTCTTCTTTTTGTTGATAGTAGCTTTTTATTTTTTGTTGTTTTGCTGATGTATCCACGTCCCTTACCTGCTGCACGATTTCATCGATTTCTTCGTCGCTCACAAACGCCGCTTGCAGTCTTCTAAGCGCGTTTTCTTCTACGGACTTAAAGAGCATATCCCCTTTACCTAAAAGCTCTTCTGCGCCTAATTGGTCAAGGATAACGCGGCTATCTGTTCCGCTCGCTACTCGAAAAGAGATACGGCTGGGGATATTAGATTTGATTAGGCCTGTTACCACGTCAACAGTAGGGCGTTGGGTGGTTAGGATTAGGTGGATGCCGGCAGCCCGTCCTTTTTGAGCTAATCGGACAATCACTTGCTCAAGCTCCTTGTTTTCTTGCATCATCATCAGGTCGGAAAACTCGTCAATAATAATTACTTTGTATTTCAAGGCGCTGTCTGAGTTGATTTGGTTGTAGCTTTCAATGTTTCTTGCTCCTGCGTTGGCTAATTTTTGGTATCTGCTATCCATCTCCTCGCAAGCTCTCACAAGGCTTGCAAGCGCATCTGGTAACTCGTGGATAATTGGTTCATCTAGGATAGAAAGTTCGCTGTAAGCGCTGAATTCTACCCATTTTGGATCAATCAGGGTGAGTTTAACTCGCTCTGTGTTGTTGTAAAGCATAGATAGGATAAGAGTATTCAAAAATACAGATTTCCCTGAACCTGTGGTTCCAGCAACAAGCAGATGCGGCATCTTGCGGATATCCATTGTGACGTGTTCGTGTTTTTCATCTTCTCCGATAGGGACAATCAAAGGGTGTTCGGTACTCATTGCTTGCCACGGAAGGTTGTACAACTCTTTGGCGGTAATAGCTTGATGTTTTTCTAAAATGTATTTGAGTAGGCCTTGAGCAATGCGTGTGCCATCTTCGGCTAATATTTCCGCTTGTCCTTTTAGGATATAAACAATAGTTTGGTTGTTTTTGTCATCAATTGCGGCATAAGTGTTTGAGTAAATAATGCTGCCGTCGGATTGGTCTATTTCGCTGTTTTCGCTTAAGAAAATAATATCCCGGCCGTATGCGTGACCGATTACACTTCCGACTTGTGCTTTAAATTTTTCCATGGTGTCCAGCTCCTTCACTCTACCGCATTCGCTTCAGAAGTAAATTCTTTTATGAAACCGCCGTAGTAGGTGTATTTTTTTGCGCCTATCTGCGCGGCTGTCAGTTTGTTTCGTACTTCGGCGTTCATCCCGGTTATTTTTGGATATCTCTTAGTTCCGCCCCAATTCGCGCTAACTAACACGAACCAAACCTGTACCTTTTCTTCCTCTTTTTTGTTAGGCGGGAAATCCTCCTTTTTCAAAGTCTGAAAATCTTCAGGGTCATAGTAGTTTGTTTTGTTGTAAAATTTCCCAGTGTGATGCCATTCGCAAGCAAGGACAGCGCCGGCTTTTACGGCTCTTTTTTGCCATGCTTGTAGTTGAGTGAACGTTTTCAAACCAGCATCTATAGCTTCTTGACTTCTTTCGCTTCTGCTTTGTCCGATATAGCCCATTTTAATAACCTGCTTTCTTTCCAATTCGATCTAGATACATGGTTGCCGCTTCCTATTTCAGCTGAATTTAACTTCTCCATGTTCCATCATTGTTTCAATAGTTTTCAAGATTGTATAATCATCATATTTTCTGCTATCTCGTTGACCTCCTACTACATCGCCATAACAACCATACCCAAAACCATAAACAAATATGGCTTGGTTATTGCCTGTACTTTTATTTCTCAAAAGTGTTCCGTTACTCAAAGCAATTACCAATTCAACTTTTTCATTTGCGTAATAACATTCTTGTAAATAACTCAATACTTCCTGTGGTGTGTTAAGCTGCGCATCTTTATTAATCATTTGTTTCGCCCTCCTCATAATAAACATAAAATTCCCATCCAATTTCATCTAAGATTATTATATTACCGTTTTCGGAAACGGTCAAGGTTTTACACTTTGCCTTCTAAGTTGATTTTGTCTTGTAGGCTCAATAACTCATTTTGCTTGTCGAATTGTTTTTGATAGAATCCCATATCTACCTGTGTCGCGTTGTAGGGTTTGTAGGGGGTGTATTTGGCTGCGCGTTTAAAGTTGCCTGTGCCGTCCAATTCTAAGGCTAGCTTTCTAAACCCTCGAATAAAATAGATAGTTGGTTTTTTCGCCCATTGGGTAAGCTCGCCGCTATCTATCAAGGCTTGTGCGCCTTTGCTTGGTGGTTTGTCTGCGTTTTCTCTCAAAGCTTCCCGAAAAATGTCGCGCGGGTGTGCGATACAAGTAGTCGCGGTTCCGATACTAATCACTTTGGCGGTAATGTGTAAGGCGGCATCTAGTGATAGCAAGACGAAATATTCCTGCTCTAGCTCGTTTAGGTGCATCTGTTTTACAAGGTATTCCGCCGCCGCGTAGCTTGAAAAGGCGCGCGGAATGGGGTCGAAATGTTCCGGGCATCGTTCGCTTACTACATAAGCTGCGGGGCTTTCTTCTTGTGTATCGTTGATAAAGTCCCATAGCGTTGGATTAATTACCAATTTTTCCTTTGGCATGGTTGCCGCCTTCTTTCTGTAGGGTGTGTTTTATGTACGGTTAAGGGCTTGCGCCCTTAACTTATGCAGCTACTACTTGAATTCCTTGGGCTTGCATGAAGTCGCTAGCTTTCACGGCTTTTTTCTTTGGTGCAAAATGAGCTTTGGCAATCTTGACGCATTCACCAATTGCCGCGTCAAATGTTTCTTGTTTGTCAAATTTCCGATAATGTACCGCGGTTTCTGCTAATTTTTGTAGCAAGTCAAGTGCTTTTTCCGGTGTGTCTGCTAGGTTGTCCGGGTTCTTGCGGCGTTCATCGTGCATGCCTTCTTTGTCGTCGGGGCTTACGTTCAACTCGTCCATGTCCACGACTTTATAGTATCTCAATACACAATAGCCGGGCTTGCTTTCGTCTTTGGTGTCTTTGGCCTCTACACGAGTAGCAAAGAACACTTGCAAAAGGGTTGAACCTTTGGCATAAACGCCTTCTGAAAACGCGCGTTTTTGGCTTTCGTAAATATGCCCGGGTTCCAAGTTGTAGAGGTTGATGCCGCTGTATGCCTTGTTGCTAATCAGGCTTACCGGATAGCCATTTTCTAGGATACCTTGGAAAACGTCCACCATGTCCGCATCTTTGGTTACGTCCATTGCAATTTTTTTCACTTTGCATTTTTCCGGTTCTAGTTCGGTTTGTAGTTGTACTTTTGGTGTTTTCATGATATTTTCCTCGCTTTCTTATTCGCGTAATTCGTCGTGGGTTTGCAATGCAGTTAGTAAATCATTTACACATTCACGGTAATTTAAAAATTCGTCGTCGTCGTCCGCATCGTCTAAGAGTTCAATAGCAATGTATAACCAATTTGTCACTAACTTTAATTTTTCAAATTTGTTCAAATTTTCTTTGTATTCTTGTGCTTTGTCGTATAACCGAGCATCCATTTTTAAAACTTCCTTTCTTATTTGAGCAAGTCATTAAAACATTTGAGCGTTTTATAGAGCAGAAATGTAATAAGTAGCAATGCTGTCACCTCAAGCATAACGCGCGCCTCCTTTCACAAATTGGATATAGGTCACGCCGGCGGGCTTGTTTGCCGCGTAGAAACTGTTATCTAGTAGGAATTTGGCTACTTCCATATAGCCCGGGTCGCGTGCATCAATCTCAACGGCTTGCAAACCTTGAGCAATCAAGCGCCCTAGTTGTCGCGGGGTTAGTCGTGTAAAAGTTGCTTGCATGATTGTCACGTCCTTTCTTGTGGTTGGTTATGTAGGCCGCGTTTAAGCGGCTTTACTTGCAGCAAGTTCTAACACTCGCAGCATCATAGTACTTTGGAAAGAAGCGGCTTCCTTGATTACTTGACGGGCTAAAGCGGCTAGTTGTCGCATCTCGTGTTTTTCGTCGTCGCTAAATAGTTCGCAGCCGTCCATGTTTCCGGCTAGGACTAACCAACGGCCCGCCGCTACTAAGTCGTCAATAGTAAAGTGTAAAATTCGTGTAGTTGCTGCAACGGTTTTTGGGTTGTACCAATCAAATGTGTAGAAAGTGTAGGCGCGTTCGTAGAGCTCTGAAACTCTAACAGATGCGTCTTTAGTAACTTGAACGGCGTTTAGTGCTTTTTCTTCTAACACGGGAAAAACCTCTTTTCTTTAATATGTATATAGCGATAACGCTATATTATTAGTTAAGCGACTGTTTCAGTCGCTTAACTCGTTTTCGCGCTCTTTGATAAAGCGTTTAAACTCTTGCAGCTCGTCAAGGCTTGCCTTTTTTAGTATGAAATGTTTGGCCGCCCGTCGTGCTACTTGATGCCGTTCTTTGTCACGATTTGCCGCCCGGTATCTAGCTTGAGCGGCTTTCTGTGCTGGTGTTTGAGGCATTGCTTTCACCACCTTTCTATGCTACAATAGCGGTGTAGGTAATTTAAGCGGCTAACTTAAATTACTGTAGGTCTTAGATTGATCTAGGACTTGAACGGGTTAGGGCTTTCGCTTTGTGCGTTGGCTCTTTTTGTATGCTTTGTATAGCTCTAACAAGAAATACATACTTGCTAAGGTATAATAAACATTACTCAAGCTATCACCGCCAATCTTTGAAATTCAGCACGCATTTTCTAACTAGTATTGGAAAAATTGCGATTTACCTAAATTCTAAGACTTCTACACCGCTATTGTAGCAAGAATAGCGGTTTTACATTTTCAAGGTGCTTTTCTTTTTACAACTATATCATATAGCGTTATCGCTATACAGTCAAGAAAAACGCCTTGTATTATGTATCCATAATCAAAAAACTATCACTTTTTCAATTATGCTTTCAAGTTGTCAAGGTGCTAAACTTGTTTGGGTGCTTGCCTTGTCGTCTTTTCAGACTGCTTAAGCGGTTGTTTAAGGCGCTTAAGCCCGCGGCTTTCGCGGTTCTTATTCGGACCCTAAGGACTAGGATTATGTAAGTGATAGACTATTTAAAGCCTATCATGCCGCCGGTGTAAGTTGAGCCGGCTGCTATATGTTCTTTCTTGATTGTCTTTGTGGTTTGCGCATCCATTTCGTTCGCGGTTGGTTGTGTTTCTTTGTGGTAGTAGCCGCGGCGGGTTTTACGCGCCTTGTTTTTGCTAACCATTGTTTTTACCTCCTTTTCCTTTCTACATCTGTATTATACCTATAAATTTATAGATAGTCAAGTAATAACCATTATTTTTATAGATATTTTTCTTGATTCATGCTACTATGTATATTGTAAGAAAGGCGGTGTAATCATGGTTAAAACCTTATCAGAATTAAAGGCTCAAGATACTTATCAGAAAAGAAAAGCGATTACCAACAACCCGGATAAGTATTTTAAATTTTCAAGGCTTTATATAGAAGTTGCTACGCCGGTGCAGCTCGTCGAGTTGAGAAATTTAATTGACAAACGTTTGAATGAAAAGCCTATCGAGTAGAAGGCTTTTTCTTTTACCTCCTTTTCCTTTCTACATCTGTATTATATACCTTAATTTTAAATGTATCCAAAATATACACCTAAATTTAAGGTATCTTTATGAATTCTTAAACTTTAAAAACTATTGTATCTTATATCTTTAAAATTAAGGTATAATAGAGATACATTAGTTTTTAAAGAAAGGCGGTGTAATCATGGTTATAAGCGACGCGAAAAAGAAAGCAAAAGCGAAATATCAGAAAAAGCAGCAGCGATTGACAAGGCTGCAAAATTTTCAAGCGTGGTTGAACATGGAATATGATCCATTGACTGCGAAAATTAAACCAAATCTAAAGGAAATAGAACAACTCGAAGTTATTCAAAAGGAAATTAAACGGCTTATCGCTGCAAATCAAGAAGAAAAAGCGTAAAATGTTACGCTTTTTTTGGTGCAAATCCTGCCATAAAATAACAAAAAAAACAGAAAAAAATCAGAAACATAAATGCGAAACATATTCGGATAAATGTTTCTGATTGTTTCCTAATGTTTCGCATTGTTTTAAAAAAATAGAAACATATATAAAGCCTATAAAATCAACGTTTTTACACTGTTAAATGTATAAATGTTTCTATGTTTCTGTTTTTTTCCAAAAAAAACTATTTTAACCATTTTACATACGATATATATCAAAAAGTAATATATTTACCTATGTAAAACGGGTAATATATAGCTCTATGGAAAAAACAGAAACATAGAAACATTTTTAGGGGGTTAAATAACAAACTTGAGCCGTGTCTACATTGTAGCAAGTGCTCAAGTGCTCAAGTGCTCAAGTGCTCAAGTGCTCAAGTGCTCAAGTGCTGCATCCAGGTTGATATGCGATAGGTGTTTACAATGCAGCAACCGCACGCATACAAGCAATCAAATTAAACATTATACTATTTAATATACTGCTAACTATTGTTAGCCGTACAAATATTGCACTAAAATAGAAAAAGGCTATCAAAGGCAAGCGAAAAACCGCGTAAAACCAACGTTTTAGTGGGGTACACCCTTTGAGCTGCCACTTCGCGCTTGGGCAGCAATCACACAAATTTTCCACGTTTCCCTTATATAGACAAATCCCATACCTGACCCACTTTTCCAACACCCAACCCCAAAAATTTTTTCTGAAAATCGCTATACACGGACTTTTATGATTGGACAACATATATCCAATCATCAGATAACTTGTCCGTACCAACATTAAAAATTTTACTTCATCTAATGTGGGAACTGTACCATAACATTTAATTGAATAGTGTTTAGTTGGGAAAAGAAGTAGGGGATGTTGTACTAAGAAGAATGTAGGTTTTACGGTTTTTGCCATGACCTTAGCAGCCTTGATGGACCCCTCCTCAGAAATAGAAATCACGGAAGGGGACACGCACACTACGTTTTATATTGTGAAGGAAACTGTCATGACACCGAAAGAAATATCATAACGTATAGACCAAAAATTTCACGCAAATTAATTCTCAAAACGCCTCGATAGGTGTATAATTAATACAAGCGGAGTTGTTGTCTTTTTAGCAACCCACAAAAAAAACAAAAATTAAAAAACTAGAAATGTACCGTACAAAGCTTATTTTGTGCGGTATTTTTTTTGTACATAAAGGCAGGTGAGAAGATTGGCAAAGCGTAAACCCCACGCTCCCTACCCAAAAGAAATTAGGGACAACGTGAAAGAATTGTATGAGATGGGCTTAACCCCGAACGAAATCAACAAGCTTTTAAACGTTCCCGCTTCCTCTACGATGAATTGGGTCAACAAGTTTGGCTGGCAACGTTTGGCTCTTTCTTCTGAAGAATTAGAAAACCTAGAGGACACACTAGCGCAAATGTATCTCTCGCAAGAAAACCGTCCCAACCAACGAGTAGGTGTGAGGACAGCCAAAGAAACCACCCAACGTTTCCGACGAGCAATGAAACTTTCCGCACAAGAGCGCAAGTACCAACGTTACCAAGACCAAGCCTTGAGTATGAAAGAGCGAGTAGCTGCTCAACTGGCACAAGAGTTGTCCGTGGAAGACCAGCTGCTTTCCCAACTCGGACTGATAGAAGTCCGCACGCACGACTTGCTCACGCAGAAAGTCCGCTTAACCAAACAAGCCGACCAAAACCCACTAACCGACGAGGAAGAACTCTACGTGGAGCAGGTGGATAAAGACACCGGGATGCTGACCTTGAAACGCACGGAAAAAACCAAAGCCTCGCTCCTTGATTCTCATTTAAAGATTGAAGAGGCGCTCGGCAAACTGGCAGGAGAGAAAACGCGTATCCTTTCCGAACTACACAAGTTGCGCACACAAAACGTTGGAAGCGGCGAAGCTGGAGTGCAAATAGTGGTAGATGTGCCAATCCCCGACTACTTATTGAACCTCCAGAAAGAAAAGCTAGATGGTAGCTAACCAAACAAAGCAATTCAACCTCTCACAACTAATAGGACCTTCTTTCTACGACATCTATTGGGATTACAAACTAGGTCTGCATTCCAACTATATTTTATCCGGCGGACGCGGTTCGCTGAAATCGTCCTTTTGGGCAACCCTAATCGGTTTAGAAATTCCGCAAGACCCTGAATTTAATGCGGTTGTTCTGCGCAAAGTCAAAGAGACTTTGAGAAAATCCGCCTTTGCCGAAGTGAAAAAGGTAATCAATCGCCTCGGACAAAAAAGACTGTGGAAAGCAACGACTAACCCGATGGAGCTAACATACATCCCAACAGGACAGAAAATCATCTTTCTTGGGTGTGATGATCCAGAAGATGTGAAAGGGACGACTGTTGAAACGGGCTATTTCAAGCTATTGGTTTTTGAAGAGGCCTATCAGTTTGCTGGTATGGCGGAAATCCGAAGTGTAAAACAGACACTGGCTCGGGGTGGCGACGATATTAAAACCATCCTCGCCTTCAACCCACCTGAATCCAACACCAAGTGGATTAACGTGGAAGCCCCTTTGCAAGCAGAAAGGGAAGACACACTTTTACACAAATCCGACTACCGTACCGTACCAAAAGAATGGTTAGGAAAAGAATTTCTCGCCGAAGCGGAATATCTGCGGAAAGTCAATGAGAAAAAATGGCTGCACGAGTATTTAGGCGAAGCGACAGGAACAGGTGCCGAAGTCTTTAAAAATGTTCAAGCAAGAGCCATGAGCGATGAGATGATTGCTTCATTTGAAACCATCCTGCACGGCATAGACTTTGGTTATTCCAGCGACCCATTTGTCTATCTGCGTGCACATTACGATGAATACCGGCAAGAGCTGTATATTTTTGACGAGATATACGAAGTCGGTTTAGAAAACACCGAAGCGGCCAAACTGATTAAAAAGAAAAATCCGAGAAACGAGCCGATTACGGCAGACAATCAAGAAGTCTTTATTCAGATATTGAACAAAGAGGGCCTGAGGGTGTATCCAGCAATCAAAGGGAATGGTTCACGCGACCCCGGGTATAAATGGCTTCAAGACTTGAACGCTATTTATATCGACCCCGAAAGATGCCCGAATGCCTATCTGGATATGTCCACCTACGAACTGAAACGAACCAAAACTGGAAAGTTCAAACCGGGCTATCCACAAGGGGTTGGCTACCCAGACCACGTTCAAGATGCCCTTCGCTATATGTTGGAAGAGTATATTCGTTTGACTTGGGTTGAAACAGATGACAAACCAAACTACATCCCGTAAAGCAAGGAGAAAATTTATGAGTTTAAGTATAAACCCGGATTTGTTGGCAAATGGAATCGGGAATTTGACCGCAGAAGAAGTCCAGCTTATCGAAAAACGAGGAATAGACGACACTGAACGCCTTGCGCGATTTGAAAAGTTGGAGGGTTATTTTAAAGGCGAGCATAAAATTAAAAATCGCAAACCACTAAACGAGAAGTCCCGCGTAGAGTTAGGCGAAATTATCACCAATAGTGCCTTGTACATTACCCGAATGAATGTAGGTTTTGCCTTTGGAAATCCCGTTTCTTATGTAGCAGTGCCGAAAGTAAAAGAGAATTATGCAGAGTCCACACGCACCAAACTCGCCAATAAAGCAAAAAGCAAGCTGCGCCCAGTGCTTACCGCATACGAAGGAATGAATATCCACGCACACGACCAGAAAATGGGCAAAGATTTGTCCACACTGGGTGAAGCCTACGAGCTGCTATATCACTCTAAAATTCTCAAAAGATTGCGGATTAAAAAGATTAATCCTAGAAATTGTATCTTGGTAACAGATGATAGCGTGGACGAATACCCACTCTTCGGTTTGATTCGGACGAAAGTCTCCGATTTGAACGGAGCAGTCATCGGGAAACGATTGTTTGTGTATTGGAGAAATGGAGTAATTCAAGAATTTTATTTTGAAGGCAACGAATGTAAAAAAGAAATAAGAAAAAGGCACGTATTCCGAGGCGTTCCCCTTATCCGCTACAAAAACAACGAAGAAGGAATGGGGGATTTTGAGCCGGTTATTGCTCTCATCGATGCACGAAACGAAGTGCAAAGTGACCGACTAACAGACAAACGCAGTTTTATCCGCGCCCTTTTGGTTGTTTATGGTGCCAAATTACCAAAAGACGGAGAAAGCGACATCAAAGATGGCGTTTTGTATCTACCTGCTTTGGCAAACGGGGTAAAAGCCGAATACCTGACCAAAGCGTTTGAAGAACAAAGCATTCAAACGATGGTGGATTCTTACGAGAGAGACCTGCATAAAATCGCCATGACTCCGAATTTGGCTGATATCAACAAAACCGGCGCAGAGTCAGGCAATGCAATGGCGTATGAGTTATTCACACTGTTACAGCTTTTAGCGACCAAACAACGATACTACATTGAGGGGCTGGGTGTTCGTTTGCAGCTTATGCAGAATTATCTCAATTTCAAAAGCCCGGAAGAACCCGTAGATGTGGAGGGAGTAAAAATCCACATCAAACCGAATCTCCCAGTCAATTTGACCGAAGTAATCAATCAGATTAATCTTTCGCAAAACTTCTTACCATTGGCGATTTCTCTTGGCTGGATGCCAGATATCGACGACCCGGAAGCGGTTATGGAGATGCACAAAGAAGAAACAAAAGAACGGTTGACTTTGCAAAATGAAGTTTTGACTCAATCTCTCGGAGATAATCCTCAAGCAGGTGGCAAAGTGTATGACAAAACAAGAAAACTGTTTCTGCCGGAAGAACCGGGCGGAAAACCACCCAATCAGAAAACCATGAAAACCAAAGAGGACGATAGTCTATGAGTGTGGAAATAGAACAGCAAGCTTTTGAGTACATCAAAGAAAAGCTAGATGCGATAGTCCTAGACCAGACCACAATTTTTGATTACCTTACTCAACTTGTAGATGAATATGCAGAAAAAGAAAATCTCACCCTCGTTGAAATTAATGAGGTGCAACAGCGATTAATCCGCTACTCAGAACCCGAAACTTTCGACGATGTGGAAGATGAAGTAATCACAATGACAGTTTCCAACGACCGCAACGATTGGCTTTTGCTTTGGTTCACCATGTGGCTGGTCAACTACAAAACACGAATTACTTATGAAATTACGCCTTTGTACGAAAACATTGTGCAAGGATTAGCCCCAAACGCAGCTGACTGGATGAAACAACAAGTGTTGAATTTGGATGTGGAAGGCGAACCGTATAGCGAGCGTATTCAGAAGAATTTACGCTATTTGTATGAAAAACTGTTGGAAGAAAAAGATTTCCAAACGGAAAATCTACAAGACATCAAAACCAACATCGACCGCAATATTCGCCGAACCGTGCAACACAAAGGCGCAGTCACAACCACAGGCGCCTTAGTCGCAGACAGTTGGGGCAAACACGATTTTGCTCAAATTCTGGAAGTGATAGACAAAGCAACCTGTAAAACTTGTGACAATATACATGGCACAGTTGTTGATTTACGAGAATTTTCAAGCTTTGAAGAAATAGACTGGTCCCTCTTCCCACCATTTCATTGGTGTTGCAGAGGAACAGTAGAATTTTTCTAATCCGACAAATTGTCGGAATAGCCCCGAAAAAAGCGAACACATTCCTCCAGAATGGAAGGTTGGTGCAACTCCAGCCTCGGGGATATGCGATGTAGTTTAAAGCGGAGAACGCCGATAGAATCTGCCGGGGAAGGTGGGTGTAGGAAATGCGGGGTTCGACTTCCCCGCCATCGCACTAAAACAACAAGGAGGCAACGAATGAAGTTTAGAAATGTCATTCTTCGGTACTATCGACCGGACGCAGGCGGTGGTTCTGGCAGCCTAGATACACCACCTGCTGAACCAGAGGTTGACGAACCAGCAGCGGAACCAGCACGTGTGTTTGAAACCGAAGAAGAGTTCAAAAAAGAAACCCAAGCCTTGATTGACAAGGCTGTGGCAGATTTTGAAAAGAAACAAAAAGCTGCCCACGAAAAAGCCATTGCCGAGGCAGTCGCTGAAGCGCAACGCAAGGCCAAACTTTCTCCAGAAGATTTGTTAAGCGAAGAAGAAAAAGCCAAAGCAAAACGCTTGGCAGAGCTGGAAGCAGAAAACTTGAATTTGAAGCTGACGAAAGCAGCAACGGAGTTGTTGGCAAAAACGACACTTCCTCAAGAACTGTTGAATGACTCCTTAAACGTTTTGACACCATCCATGACAGACGAAGAAACGGTAAAAGCAGCGGTATCCTCGCTGGATGCACTTGTGAAAACTTCTGTGGAAAAAGCGGTCAAAGCGGAACGTGCCAAAATTTTGGACGAATCTGACGGCGACCCTGGCGCAGATGGAAAACACGGAGAAGACGCAGCAGTGGATGCTTTCATCAACGCCCTTTCAGGAACACGAAACACCAAAAACTCTATATTTGACTAGGAGGTCAACCTAATGGGATTCAAAAACCAAATTGAACGTAAGAAATTAGTCTCAGACCGCCAAATTCTTTTGGCACCTGGGAAAGAACTAGCTTTCCCGCATATCATTGCGCAAGCTAGCACTGTTGTAAAAGCAGGAACACCTGTTTTAGCAGACTTTGAAGCACCAGAAACAACAGTCAGCGCCTCAGAAGAACCGAACGGCGTAGTGCTGTTTGATTACGACAGCACAAAAGGCGATGTCAACGGCGTGGTTTTGTATGAAGGCATTATCAACCTAAACGCCATGGAAGCAGATGTTCAAGCTCTTTACACATCTGAAGTAAAAGAAATTTTAGCAGCTACAGGTATTAAAGTTGCACGCCGCCCATACAACGATTAGGAGGAAAATGAAAAATGAGCGAATCAGAAGTATTGAAATTGTTACCAGATTATTCAACGGTAGGGATTACAAAGTTTTACGAAAAAAATGAATTGAACAAACCGGGGATTGCTGTTATCGAAGAGCTTTTCCCGCAAGAGCGCCAAGATGGCTCGGTAGTGGAATGGATGAAAGGCGGACATGGTCTAGCAACCCTCTTGGAATTTGTTGATTTTAACGGCGAACGCCCAATCCGCAGACGTGGCAAACTAGAAGAGTTGAAAGCTTCACTTGCTGATATGGGAGCGAAATTCTACATCTCTCCACGCGAACGCAAGCAAATTTGGGAAGCCAAAAAAGTCGGCAATACCATCCGTTACAATGCGCTTATGCGCCACATTTTCCGCGATGCCGCGAACTTGTTAGAAGCTGCCAGAGAAAGACGTGCTGCTTTTGCCTATGAACTTTTAACAACAGGAAAAGTTTCCGCTTTGAACAATGGGCAGGGCGTGTTGGCAGATTACACGGAAGGAACAAGCTGGAGAGCAAACAACCTTTTGGAAGTCGCTCATGCTTGGGATACGGATGAAGGAACTGTCCGCGCAGATATCCAAGAAATTAAACAGGCTGCCTTAGACAATGGCTATGAATTGAAAGTGGTTCTGTTGACTTCTGCTACTTTGTCGAAACTTTGCTACTCCCCGTGGATTAAAGCGAGTTTGATGGATCCAGAAGCAATTTTGTATCCGTCCGAAGAGCAAGTACGCCAATACTTCAATCGTGAGCACGGATTGAAACTGGTGACAGTTGACCACAGTTTCAAGACAGAAGATGGTCGAGTTCAAGCGATTCCAGACAACAAGCTAGTCTTCATCCCTCAAACAGGAGAAGGGCTAGGCTATATGCGCATGGGTATGACGACAGACGAAATTGACAAAGATATCCTAGAAGGTCAAGTGTCTGTTTACCAAAACGGAGTTGCTTTGCGTATCTACCCAACACCTCACAACGATGTAGTACAAGTAGTGACTTCAGTGCTTCAAGAAGCGATGCCATCGTTTGAGCACATGGACGGCGTGTTTGTTGTTGACGCATTCCCTGAAGACTAGGCAGGTGCGACTATGCTGCTAAGTAAAAAAGGAAACGAGTTATATGTCAGAGGGACAGATGAACTTTATGAGAGAAAAGTTTTAGAAGCCCAAGAAGAACAAGAGTTGGAAAACTTAGACCAAGAACAAGAGTTGGAAAACTTAGACCAAGAACAAGAGTTGGAAAACTTAGACCAAGAACAAGAGTTGGAAAACTTAGACCAAGAACAAGAGTTGGAAAACTTAGACCAAGTTATCAACGAGCAACCAAACGAGGATTGGAAAGTCGTTGACATTCAGGAATATCTGGATGCACAAGAAGTTGCCTATAGCAAAAAAGCCACTAAGAAAGACTTACTTATCTTGGTGCAGGAGGTAAATAGTGACTAACAACAAAGAAAAAACAGAAGTGAAGGAGCTGCCGAAAATTGAAGCGGCTCCAACAACCTACAAAGTGAAAGAAAAAGATACCCTTTTTGGGATTTCACAAAAACTCGGGGTTTCAGTAGGCGTTCTTCGCCAGCTGAACCCAAATATTGAAACATTGTTAGAAAACCCGGAAAAAGAAATCAAAATCAAGGGGTGATTGTATGGCAAACGGAAGTGTTGCAACAGTTTCGGAGGTAAAAGACCGCATCCAACTAGTCGCCCCGCAGTATGATTTTTCTAATGAAAAACAACTGGAGATTTATGCTACGGACGCACTTAATCAAGCACGAAGTGACGGTTTTGAGGAAAGTGTCATCCCTCGGGCTGCGGCATATCTAGGGGCACACTTCTACTACATCGCAGCAAGTCGTGCCGCCCAAATAAAAAGCCAATCCAACAAGGAGCAGTTGACACCTTTAGCAACCGAAACAAAAACCGAGTTTTTTAAGTCTAAAGAAACCTCATACTATCTGGATGAATACAACCGTTTGCTAGACAGTTTCGGGTTGGCCGGTGCGAAGTTCCATCCGTTCGGAGGTCCAACATGGCGCTATACACAAACATAAAAGTTAGTAATCCCAACGTGTTTAAGAATATCTCCAATGCGTTGAAAGCTGCTGATGGGACACAAGTCAGTGCTGGTTTATTTAAACCTGATTCTGCTCACAAAGCAGTCAAGCACAACCTCGGAATAGCTGAAGATGACCTCCCTAGGAGACCTTTTCTGGACCAAGCAGAGATAGAGATTGAGACCAATGGACGTATCCGAGATGTTGTAACCCAGCACGTTACAACTCATATCAATAATCCTGACAAAGGCGCCGGACATCAAAAGGATTTGCAAAAAGCTGTTGGAGAAATCATGGTGGAGGAAATCCGAGAAGCAATCGACCGACAAGATTTTGAACCGCTGACTGAAGCTACCTTGGAACTACGTCGCTCAAAAGGCAACTACTCAGACAAAATCCTCGTGGAAACAGGTCAAATGTATAAGGATGTGGAATGGAAAGCAGGAGATGCCAATTTCATATCCCTTACAGCGAACCTACCACCTGAGTTTGAGCTACCCACAGATTTCAACGACCCAACCTTACCGTTCTAAAGGAGAAAATCTATGCTAGACATGTCAAAATTGATTGACCGCTGGGGCGTTCCGCTCAAATACCAGATTGTCAAGGGGGGGTGGGTCAGAGGTATCTGGCAAGAAGAGGCAGAGGAATGGGTTGAAACCCACGAACCTGTTTTACCAGCAGTCCATAACCTATCCGCTACCGCAAAGGGTGGAGACAACCTAGTCCCTACCGAGTTCGGACAAAAAAGAGAAGGTCGTCTGCTTTGGTATTCGTTGCAGAAAGTTCCCTTACACACGAGAGTGGAACACAAAGGCACTCTTTACAAAGTGATTTCTGTAGACGATTACACAGAATACTCGAATGTTTGCGCCTATTATCTGGACGAGGAGGAATAGTATGGATTTCGATTTTGAAGCATTGCAAAACCTCTTTTCCGACCACGTTGAAATCTGTTTGAACCAAAAACAGATTGAACGAGGAGTAGGAAAGCGCCCCGAAAACGAAGATTTTGTTGCCTTTGACTATGTCCTGCCTTTTAAACGGATGACCCAAGACCCACTGGAAAACGAAGAATTTCTGTCTTTTCTGTCTTTGACAACCTTCTCCAAGAAGAAAACGAAAGCACTGGCAGATGCCATGAAACTCAAGAGATATTTGGAATCACCCAAAACGTATCAAGCGTTTTTAGATTACGGAGTTTCGTTGGTTGAAATTAAAGAGCCAACACCTGCCATTAAAACTGAGGGAGACGACTACCGCTACGTTTCGGTAATGAACCTCACTCTTCGTATCCAAAGTAACTATCAGATACCACCTGAATTACAGATTGAATCAATCAAACAAATTACAACTCCAAGGAGGAGAAACGAATGAACAATGATGTAAAAATCATCCTTTCGCGTGAAACACCGCAAAATCCTAAGAACCTAGGAAATCTTGCAGTGCTGCACGTGGGAGCAACGGCAATCGCCGACCAAAGTTTCAAAACTTTGACTGCTGTGGAAATAGCGGACTTGCCAGCCGATGTTTTTAAAGTCGCACAAGGGTTTTTCACTCAAGAAGAACACGCCCCAAATCTCCACGTATTCGGTGCAACGACTGCGGGGCTAGTGGCAAAACTTGAGGCTATCTTCCCCCTCGAATGGGAATTTATCACAGTAGTTGGCACGGACGCAGAATTCGCTACAGTTTCTAATTTCCTAGAGGCGAAAAACAGCAAAATCGCCGTAAAAGCAGTGGATGCTGGCCCAGCAAACGCCGCCGCACTTGCTACTTCACTTAACACCGCACCGTTTAGGAATAACGCACACACGATTGTTTTTGCTATCGGAGATAGTGAAACTGCCTTTGCAGCAGGTGCCCTTATCGGTGCACTGGGGAACAAAAAAGCGGGTTCTATCAACTGGAAATTTAAGTCTGTAGGCGGAGTTGCCGTAACGACAGCGAGCTACCCGCAAGTGGAAGCTTTGCATGAGCTAGGAGTGATTGCTTATGTGGAAAAATCTTCCGGCAAGAAACAAACCTCAAAAGGAACCACTCTTTCAGGAGAGCGCGTCCAGGACATCCACTTCGACGACTGGGTAAAAGCGACGATGGAGTCTGCTATTCAAAATATCCTAGAGACGAATGATTTAGTACCTTACGACGCTAGCGGAATTGGGTTAATTGAATCGCAAGTATCAATCACTCTTTCACAAGGAACGGAAAATGGCGGTATTTTAAGAGACTCAGACTCAGGTCAAGGGATGTATAGCGTAACAGTTATCCCTCGTACAGCACAAGCGCCGGCGGATGTCGCAGCCGGCATTTACGGCGGGATTTCGTTTGAATACACTCGCGCGGGAGCAGTAGATTCTGTAACAGTTCGCGGGAAAGGAGCGTATTAACATGGGAGAAAAATGGTATAACGCAAAAGATGTCCAACAAAACATTAAATCTAAAAAACAAGGGAATTTCACCTTAACAGGATTTGGTGACGGCGACTTGTTCAGCTACTCTGCGGATCAAGAAAATGTGACTGTCGGCGCTGATGCGCAAGGAACACCTTGGGGTGTTATCAATAATTCAGGATTGGCAACGGTAAACGTTACATTAGCCGCGGGTTCTCCGCAGTATCCAAAAATGCTGAGAATGGCGAATGACAAGGAAGTGTTCCAATATTCCGCAGTCACACCATACGAAACTATCACAGCAGCAGAGGCGATTATCGTTAAACAACCAGATATTAATGCGGGCAAATCGGCACCTGATAGAGGTTTCCAAATCAAATTGATGAAGTCAGATGTAAAACCGAAATAACCTGTATGCACTTTGAAAATTAAAAATCAGCTTTAACTTGCTACCGAAATCTATTCATTTGCTTGTGTGCGTGGTATAATCTTCTTGAAAGAAGGTGCGCGTATCATGGACACAAGCAAAGCTAGATACATTGGTAGTTTTCAAGGGTGGAACGTTCAATACTTAGGTTTCGACAGTTTTTCTACCCACGGAGAGTATCATTTCGGGTTTCAAAATCCCTACGATAAACGTTGGTACGCCGCCGTTATCAAAGACGACGACCGACAAGAAATCATACATTTTGACCCCAACGGTATTCCTGAGTTTGTCGCTGTCGCAGTGATAGACTACTACTGCGAGCAAACAGGGATAACAGCAAGAAGAATCAAAGCAGCCACTGCCAAAAGGGACCGCCAGCTATTTGGTGCAATGGCAGGGCTAGGTATCATTCGAGGGACAATCAACGGTCTTTTCGGATAAGAACAAAAAACATAAAAAATAAAGCTGAACTTACAAAAAGTTTGGCTTTTTTGCATAGGAGAAAAAAGCAAATGACCGAAAAAAAAGAAACAGTAAAAAAAGCAGAAATCGTGCCTTTAAAAGTGGAACGAGAAAATGAAACTTACACAATTGAAGATAAAAACGGCTTTAAGTGGGAGTACCAATTCCAGTTTCCCGGACTGAGACAAGCAGCACGTATCAACGAACTAGCACGAGCTGTCCGCAGAGGCGACGCATTAGCAGACGATTTATATGATGTCTTCTTCAAACAAATCATTGTAGAACCGTATGAATTTTCTATCGAGCAGTTTGAGGAAGAAGGGAGACCAGGGTTTGCGGAGTTAATGGCCGCAGCCGACCGATTTCTTGCTAAAGAATTCCTCGGGGTATAAAAACCGGATTGAATTAGAAAAAGAAGCAGAGAAGGATATGGTGTTCATGCTTCCCGTATTAATGGGCGTGGCTACTATCGAAGAAGTAGAAGTCGCGACCAGAAAACAACTAGAAAAAATGAATTATTTCGCTAAGAAAAAACAAGAATTAATCGCAAGGTGGTGAGGATATGGCGCAAGGCTCAACGATTGAAGTCAACATAAAAGTTACAGGTACGAATGCGTTAGACGAGGCAGATAAGAAAATCCAAGCCCTAATCAACGCAAAAATGCCTGTGCTGGATTTTGGAAAATCGAAATCGGGAGTTAAATCTCTCGGAGATGAAATCAGCACCACGCTGAAATCAACTAAAAGTCTTGGTACAGAATTGTCCGGCCTAAAAACAGACCAATTAAAACAATCAGCCAGTTATATGAAAACCCTCGGCAGCGAAGCGAAAAACACCCAAGGAGCGGTTCATCAACTCGGGCAAACCTATCAACAAATGCAAAATGGTGCCAAAAATGCTGCACATGCCAGTGTTCAATCTATCAAGAGTGTGCAAAATGAGGCTCTGACCCTAGGGAAAATTGTAGGCAGTCTGGGAATAGAGCGTTTGTTAGAAACAGGATTGCGCAAGACATGGCAAGTCGTTAAAGGTGAAATTGACCAAGGTCTTGATTACATCAAAGAAAAACAATCCGCAATCGTCGCATGGCAAACCAACATCCAGTCTGTTCAGCAATCATTAGGTCACGACGTTTCTTTGACGCAAGCAAAAAATGAATCACGTGAGTACCGTCTTGCTGCACAAACTTTAGCTATTCAGGCAGGGAATAGTTTTGACCAAGTAAACAAAGCAATTCTCGGGTTTTATGCAACAGGTGGCGACAACTCATCTGCGGGAAATTTCCAAGAGTCACTAGGATTGGCTCGCGATATGTTAAATATCCAAGATGCTGCCGGTTTAACTGATGCACAGATGAACAACTACATCGGCGCGGTTACTAAGGTTCTTGACCAAGGCAAACTAGGCGCGAGATATATGTACCAGTTGCAAATGGCAAACCCTCTATATGACGATTATGTCAAAAAGAGCTTTGAGCAACGTACAGGTAATCATTGGGATCCGAATGAGAAAAACCCTGAAACAGGCAAAGCCTATTCGATGATGGATTTTACCGGCCAAGATGTAATTAACGCTACTCGAATGGTCGGTTCACTTAAAGGGGTTTCAGAAGCCTCTGCCCAGTATAACCGAACATTCCCCGGTGTTTCTCGCGCAGCAACCGAAGGATTTAAGATGATGGCTGGCGAAGCAACGGAGGCTTTTGCAACCGCACTTGAGCAAAAAATGGGCGGCGATGGCCAACTGTTTGACCGTCTAGCCGATTTCTTTACAGACCCAGATAAAATGCTGGCAACCGTAGATGAAATTGTCGAACAAGGTAGCAGGTTTGTTGACGAAATGGTTGAAATTGGAACAGGGGTGAAGCGTTTTTGGGACGATACTTCAGGTTTTAGGCACGGATTTTTTAAAGGTTTCATTGAACCTTTGAAAGCTGCATATAGTCTCGGGAAAGGGCTCACTGCTGGAGTAGGCGGCGGTTTAAGTTTTGTTAGCGATAAGACCGAAGGTCTAGGAGGAAATACTGCCGGTAAACTAGCGGGAATGGCACTACTCGCCGTCGGAGGTGTGGCTACTTTAAATTCCGGGAAAAATCTTTGGTTAGGTAACGAAGACAAAGGAAAACTCGGATTAAAATCTTATATACATCATCCCCTTTCTTCACTCCTAGGGGGAGGTGGCGCAAACTCAGACATTAGTATTGCGACGAAAACTTCTTCTGAAAATCTATATTCGAATGTAGTGAATGCAGGTCAAGTTTTTGCCGCCACTGTGACGAATGCTGCGCGGGTGAGCGGACTCCCGGGGATGTTCGGAGACCCGAACAGGTACAACTTAAATTATAAAGCTCCTATAGGACCGGCCTCGCCCATGCAACACAACGGATGGGATGTCAGGACAGGTGAAGGTTTAGGAAACTACAGCCCAAAACAAAACTCGATAAATTCTCAATTCGGAGATATACGTTCGATATACAGCCCGTACACTTATTATCCGTACGGAGAAAACGGAAACTTTCAACCAAATCCAGCGACAAACCCTTGGATTTCAACAGCACCTGCCCTTCAATACACAGACAAAATCGGAGACTTTCTGCAAGGTGCAAAGGGCGGACTTATTAATGTCGGATTGCAAACGGGGATTTCTGCAATTAACGTTTTGGGAATGGAAGATAGTTACCAAAGAGATGTCGCCACTGCTGAAACTCTCGGACAGGGGATAGGTGGCGTAGCCGGGGCCGCAATAGGTACCGCACTTGCGGGTCCGATAGGTGCCATGGTTGGCAGCCAGATAGGCATGTTTGCGGGACAAGCGCTGGGAGATTTTGCGGTAGAGCACTGGGGTGTATCCGAAGAAGCTACTAAAAAGCGACTCGACTTAAAAGAAAAAAACGAACAAGAAGATAAGGCTTATCAAGAAAAAATAAAAAAAGCCACTAAAGCCGAGAAAGCTCTTGAAAAAGAACAACGAAAATATACCGAGAATATGGCTTCTATCAACCAAATAACAGGCGGTGCGTGGAGTGCGGATAGAATCATAGAAGAGCAACGCCACACAAAAGCACTTGCGAAGATTACCGAGACTTTAAGTAAGGAAGAAAAAGCCAGAGAAAGAGTTTTGGCGCTTGAGGAAGAAACAAAAAAACTTCAAGAAGAACAAACGGCGACAAGAGAGGCAGAGGCGCGTCTCGGACAGGAAATGACAGACAGAGTTCAAGGCTATACTGACTACCGACAAGAAAACGCTCCGAAACAAAAAATACTCGGAGTAGCTGAAGGGTACGAAGGTTTAGCAGGTACTGACAAAGATGTAACGCAACAACTGTCTCGCGACCACATAATTCGCAGAATGCAAGCACAAGGTAGGGAAACCACCGAGGATGCAGTGAATAATGAAATCAACAAACTGTCTTTAAGTCTGATTGACCAAGAAGGCAAAGATATTCAGTGGGCACAGGAAAATTTAGAAGCCGTCACAAAAACCGCAGAAGAAGAATACGGCAAACAAATAGACGAAGCGTTTTACCGATACGACACAGAACAGTCAATATCTGCGGAGACCTACGACGAAATTGTACAACAAGCAAATGCTGCAAAGGATGAACAAATTTCAGCCGCAAACACGCTCCTCGACCAAGTGAGAACCAACACCGAAGCACGTGTAAAATTAATCGAAGCTACCACTTTAGAGGAGACCGGTTTCGTTATTTCCGAATGGGAAAAAGTTGATTTTAAAACGGGCGCAGTAATCAAACAGATACGAGCGAGGTTTTCTGAATTACAAGGCTACACAGCGGTTTCTGGAGCAGGGAGTACCGCCGGACAGGAGTATGTTATTGACAGAAACGGACACGCAAGCTCAGGTTCTATCTACGGCGGCGGAGCTAAAATGTCTATCGCACAAGGTAAATTTGACAACTTCCAAGGTTTAGCCTTAGTCGGCGAGGAAGGACCTGAATATGCATACGGTTCAGGTAAAGCGAGACTTCTAGGAGCGGATGGCCCCGAAATTGCTTTTGTCCGCGCAGATGAAAAAATCCTCCCGAATAGCGTAACTCAACGTATTCTCTCAAAAGGGATCCAAGCAGGGAAAAGCTTGTTAGGATTTGCAGATGGCAAGTGGCCAACTCTAGGGGATAACCCTTTCCAAAAGAACTCGCCAAAAGCTTTCCAAACAGTTTCTTACGAAGGTTTTGAAATAGTCAATACGGAATACAACCGTATTTTAGAAAAAGTCAAAGCTGAATACGACCGACTAGAAGCCTCTTCTTTCGGTGAAGTCAGTGGCGATGTTTCCAGCTGGGCGGAGAAAATCCGTGAAGTTGCACACGCTATGCATACGGAAGTTACTGATGCACAGGTTCAACACATTCTACGCCAAATTCAACACGAATCAGGCGGTTCGCAAAATGTCGTCAACAACTGGGACAGCAATGCTGCTAAAGGTACGCCATCAAAAGGGCTACTCCAGTATATCGACCCAACCTTCCATTCCTACATGGTTCCAGGTCACACCAATATCAATTCAGGTATAGACCAATTATATGCGTTCTTCAACAACAGAAATTGGGCAACCGATTTACCAGCAAACAACGGAGGTTGGGGACCAACAGGCGGGAGAAGATTCGCCAAAGGCGGTCGCCCACCACTAAACGAAGTCTCTCTTGTCGGAGAAGAAGGACCTGAACTGTTCGTACCAGATACCAAAGGAACCATTGTCCCGAATAGAAACCTACAAAGAGGAGAACGAAACATTACATTCTCCCCAACTATCCAAGTTTATACAGATTCTACGCAGTCCAAAGATATCGCACGGGATGTCGCAAGAGAAGTCCAAAGGCTCTTCTCAGATATGTTATCTATTCATCCGGAGGTGGCTTTCTAATGGCAGAGTTGTACTACATGGACGGCAAAAAGAAAGTAGCTATCCAATTTTCCGCAGAGGTAGAAACAGAAGTTAGAAATATGGAAATTGCTCAGCATCCAATCGAAGGGAAAATTACATCCTCTCACGCAAAAGTATCTTCAACGGAATTGAACGTGGATGCGGTTTTTTCTGGGAAGAACTATGCGAGCAATTATGCAAAACTTGTTGCCTGGCAAGAGCAGGGACGACTACTCACGTTTGCGGGACTAAACTATTGGACAAGCAACATCATTGGCAACATTTCTAAACCTTCACAAGGTTGGAAAAACGGGATAAAAGCAGAATTCACCCTCGTTCACATCGATAAAGCGAAAGTCGTTCGAGGGAAAGAGGTTGTCCCGCAGGGGAAAGCCCCAACTCCTGCACCGCCACCAGAACAGGGAACTTTTGTTACAACGAAACCCGGTGACACCTACTGGGGATGGATGGTGGAATTCGGAACACCACTCGACCAACTAAGGGCGTGGAACAACTGGGCAGATAGACTAATCCCAATCGGGGCGAAAGCGAGGGTGAAATAAATGTTCACAAACTATATAGAGCTTGACCTTTCCAACTTCCCGAATATGTACGAAATAGATATGGGAAACAGAACCTATTTTTACCGTCTGAATTATGCGGATGAAACCAAGTTGTTCACTTTAGATATCTACGATATGCAAGAAGAACCAATCGTTTTTGGAGAACCTTTGGTTTTAGATAAACCACTTTGGGCGGATATCATAAACCCAAAGCTCCCGAGCGTGGATATCACCCCAATCTCGACCAATGGAGATGAAATTTCCTTAGAAACGCTAAACAGAACCGTTTTCCTTCGATACGGAGGTGCCTAATGGAGCAGTTTTATCACAATTACCGAATTTTCCTTCGAGTGAAAAACCCAGCAGGAAACTGGATAGAGTTTCAACAAGAGCAATCTGTTGATTACACAGAAACCAGATTTAGAGTTCCCTTCTCAGACACACCCGAAAGGAATATCGCTGAATTCCAGCTGTTTAATCTCTCAGAGTCCAGTATCCAACACATCCAAAAAGGTTGCGAGGCGGTACTCCGGGTAGGGTACAAAGAAGCCACCTGCGTAGAAATCTTCCGTGGAGAAATTCTAAACGTTGACCCTAAAGCAGAGAACGGCAGCGACGTAGTGCTCCGTTTTACTGCTGCCGAAGGGATTGATTATTTCGAGAAAAAAGAAAAAAGCGAAAAGCGAGAGGGGATGACATTTGGCGTAAACTCCAGTGCATCCACAGCTTTACGTGAAATCGCAGCGAACGCTGGCATTGACCTGCAAATCAAAACCTTAAAAACGGACTATGTTTTTCGTAGTGGCTATACAACCAGCAGCGACCCAAGAAGGTCCATCGAGGATATTGCAAAACTGTGCGAAACACCTTTCTATTACGATAGAGGAAAGCTCGTCGTGCACGATATCAAATCTTCTCAAAACGCCTCGATTGTCATTAACCGAGACACAGGCTTGATAAGCCAACCCAGCTACAAAGAGACTAACGAGGAGCAACGCTCATGGAGCGTAGAGACTTTGTTGCTCAACAACTGTTTCACCGGCTCTAAGATTGAGCTTAGAAGTAACAATGTTTCAGGAACATTCTTCGTTAAAAGCGGCGAACACAACTACGACGGGAGCCGTTTTATTTCAAGATTGGAGGTGTATTGATTGACTGAACACAAAGACAATATGCAGCTTTTCTTCAAAAGACTCATGCACAACATTTCCGCATCTATTCGCGTGGCAGATGTAGGGATTGTCACAAATATTTATGGCACGATATGGTGTTCCGTCCAACCGAAAGCCAAACGAACCAACGGACGTGCGAAACCCGAGATAAACAATGTCATGGTACCCAAACATATAGCTCCCGATTTACAAATCGGTTCGGAAGTAATCATCGGGTTTTTAGACGGGGATTACGCCAATTACAACCCGGGGAACGAATACTACACCAACAAATCCTCTCAACCGCATTCTGAAAATGGAGCATTTGTTCAGGGGGTACTACAACTATGAGAGATATTCTTATTGACGAAAACTGGGAAATTGACCCTTTTGCAACTATGGAAGGACCCGATGAACTGACACAAGCTATCCGTGTTTTACTTAACACAGAGCAAGGTGATTTTCCCATCGAGCCTCGAATGGGGCTACCAATGGAAAACATACTTTATAACTTTAACGAGCAATACGCAAAAGTAGATTTAGAAGAGGCACTACTTTTGCACGAACCGAGGGTTACAGGGATTGACGAGATTACTATGACTCTTAACCCACCAATAGGGCATCTGGGTATCGAGCTTATCGGTATTCAAGCCGATTTAGAAACACATAATGTGGAGGTAGCGATAGATGTTGAATGACACAGGGTTTCAGCGACAAAACTACGATGACATTGTCCTTGAAATAGAAGAACGAGCAAGACAGATTTATGGGCACGAATGGTCAATCAATGACCACAGCGTCATCGGCATGCTTATTCGAATTTGGGCTTGGTTTCTTGCCAAACACCAACAGTTGATAGAAAAAGTCTATTTATCGGGCTTCGCCTCTACTGCTACGGGCGTTTCTTTGGATCGAGTTGGTGGTGGTGTCGGCTTACCGAGAAAACAGTCCGCTCATGCGGAAGTGATTTTGACATTTACTGGTACACCAAGCGTGCAAGTCCCAACACAGACTTTGATACAGACTGAAGACGGAGTGGAATTCTGGACAACAGATGTTGCCGTTCTAAACGCCCAAGGAATAGGGACTTGCCCAGCAGTTGCGGTTCTTCCTGGTCTGAGAGGGAATGTTGGAATGCAAACAATCACACAGTTTGTTATCCCTGTTCAAGGAGTTACCCAAGTGACCAATGAAAACCAAGCGACAGGCGGCTATGAGTTAGAACCCGATATGGAATACCGCAAACGTTTGACGAGTTACCAACAAGGTGCTTTAAACACAACAACCGATGGCATCATCTCTAAAGTTTCGCAGGTTCGAGAAGTGACAGGCGTGCAGGTGCGAAATCTTCCTTCCCAAGGTTTATGGATTATCGTTGATGGCGGCGAAGAAACAGAAGTTGCTCAAGCGATATTCGATAGTGTTTCTGCGGGAGTGCCCACTATCGGCGCAACCGTAGTAGGTGTTCAGGATATTGTAGGGCATTTGCATACTATCAACTTTGATAAAGCGGAACAAGTGCCAATTTCAGTACAAATCAGTCTGAGTGTAGGCGCAAACTTCTCTCAAGCATCCATTTCAACCATCAAGGAGGAGGTTCAGAAGTATATCTTAAGTTGTTCTATTGGTGGAAAAATCTCATACTCTCGCTTGTTTGGTTTTGCTTACGCAGCCCAAGGAGTAGAAAGCGCAGAGTTGAAATTGGGATACACGAACGGCATTAACCAAAACAATAACCAAGACATCCTTTTGAGAGAGAACCAAAGAGCTGTTTCGGGCTATATTGAGGTGTTGATTGATGGATAAAAGAATGATTGATTACTTACCCTCAGTGTTTCCTAAACATGAAGAAAGTAAAAACTGGAAGTTTTTTCAACTTTTCCAAGAGACTTACGACAAATTTAAAACACAGACCGAAACACTGGATGTTCTCAGAGATATTCAAACCGCGCAAGGCGCAGCTTTGGATAAAATCGGCGAGGTGTGGGGGTTGTATCGGACACGAGAAGAGCTAACTGACGAGCTTTACCGCACGCTTATTCTTATCCGATTGCACTCAAGACGAGAAGATACTTCCGTCAATGGTATCTTGCGAGCGATTCGGTACGTGTATGCCGAGGAAGCAGAAGATTTTCGCATAGTTCCAGGAAGTAAACCTTTCAGTATCAGTTTAGATAATTTGCCAACCAAAGCACTCACAAACCTAAGAGAAAGAAATCAACTAGCAACACTTGCTAGAAAACTTCAAACTGCGGGTGTGGTAGTTGAGGGTTTACGCTTTGATGACGGGCAAGAAGATGATGTGTACGAATGTCTGCTTACCAGCTCGAATGGTTCAACGCTAAACGCCGTTCGTAATTCGACTGCGTTGAGTGCAAGGGTGTTCAAAAATGGAACGGAAATAACAGACAGCTTAAACGAAAATTTGTTCTCGTGGGTTCGGGTGTCTGGGAGTGTCGCTGAAGATGCAACATTCAACTCTCAGGCACGCACAGGGAAAACATTCACTTTCCGATACGAAGACTTCGACTCTATCGCTCACTTCTGCTGCATTGTTACGGATGAAAACGAACTGAATACTAGCGGACAGTTCACACTCTCTAAAGATTCCACGAGTGTCATCGTTCAAATTTCCACGCCAGACGGCACGCAAAGCTCAGAGGAAGGGCAACTGATAATCCCGCAAGGAACGGGGCTAATCACATTAGTTGCTACTGTGTGGAAGGGCGGAGTAAATATCACAGAAGAATTACCGCTCAACTATTTCCGTTGGGTCAAAGAAGACAAAGACGGAAACACTGATGAATATTGGTCAAGACATCAAGGTTTTGGTGTGAAATCCGTCCTTGTCTCTAAGAACGATATCTATATTCAAGCGACCTATCGCTGCATTATCACTGGAATTCTATAAGGAGGGAAAATATGCCAATTTTTACAAGTGGACAAGTCACGATTACTGATTTAAATGACGCACCCGTCCTCAACGCCTATATCACTGCCAGTCGTCCGACAACGCAGGTTTATAATTCGGAAACAGCGGTCTGGGACCCCACCTATGCAACAACCGCCCAAGTGCTGACTTTGAATTTAACGAAAGCGGGAAGCAACACTTCCATTCTTGCAGATGTTGACAATGCAGGAGTGGTTTGGAAACGGATTGACGGAACGACTAACACGACTATTACCAGCACGACCACTTCAGACGCACAATACAAGAGTGGGACGAAAAACTCAATCTTAACAACTAAAACAAATGTCCCGGCAAATGTTCCTGATTCGATTTTTGAAGCTAGTGGTGTTTGGGTGGATCCAAAAACAGGTTTAAGTGTTCCTTTTTCTGCGACGATTACTATCTCAAGAAGTGTTTTAGCAAAATCCGCGGTATTAGCTCATATTTATGCACCGAATGGAGATACTTTCCGAAACGACCAACCCGCTGATTTACCAATCAACTGTGACCTTTATATCAATGGGACGAAATCCAGTGCCAACAAATCGGTTAAGTGGTTCAAGATGGATACTTCAGTCACAGGAACAGGTTCAGCTGGTTATGATGTCGATGGCGGTTTAGGTTGGGCATTAATCAACACCACAGCCGTTTCCAATTCAAACATTTACGCCAATGTCTTGCCGAATGTAACCAACCACACAGCTCAGGGTGTTTTGACGGTTCATGCCAACAATGTCATCAATGCTCTTACAGTAAAATGTGTGATGAAAGACACAGCTTCCAACGTTAGTGCAACAGGCTATTTCACGGTTCGGGATATCGACGACCCGGTAATGACGATTATCCATTCATCTAATGGAGACGTGTTTAAAAATGGGACAGGTGCTTCTACCACGCTGACCGCAAAGCTCTATCAAAACGGCGAAGAAGTAGATACCGCAGGAACGGCCTATGTATATTCTTGGAAAAAATATGATAAAAACGGCAGTTTGGTCAGCAACTTTGGGGGGACAAACATCTCTACCAAAAACGGAAAAAGTATCTCGGTCGCACCGACAGACGTCGATACAAAAGCGACTTTTATCGTGGAGGTGTCGAATTAATGAAATTTTACAACGCAACGATTGAACAAAACGGCACGGTAGAAGAATATGCGTTTACTGACGAAAACCCCGAAGGCGTAATCAAACAGATTTGGGAGCGTTTCGGTGTAAGTGTCTATATTGCTGCAATTTGGGAGGTGGAAGAAGATGAGTTTGGATAGAGCAACCAAAGAATTAATGGCCGCTAGCCCCCACGAAACAGAAATCACCCGATTGCCTGCTATGCCAAACGGTCTTATCGTAGATACAGGGGCGACGGAAACACCCATCAACTCTTTTGAAATCGACGTGAAAGGCTGGTCTATTTTACAGTGGGGCGTGCTTTGGGGAGACACAGGTACAGCAGGTGCAATTACGGTAGAGGGAAGAGCTTATCCCGGAGAGGGTTCGACAACGAACGGCACAACAGCAGCAACGAGAGGTTGGACGCCCGTGGTTATGTACCGAGACGACAGTCTTACAAGCGTGGTTACAGGGGCTTCTTCAGCGCCAGCGGCCAACGCTACGCACCGATATGTAGCGGATGTTTCTGCTTTTGAGATTGTTCGTTTTCGAGTGAGTACAGCTTTAACTAACACTATGCGTCAAATGTATTATAAACTGCTTAGTCGCCACGAAAGTTTACGCAAAAGCAATGCAGCACCAATTACATCCTCGGTATCAGCTTCAACACTTACGGGTGTGCATAATTATGGCTTTGCAAAAGGCGGAGTTGGTGCAACAGCATGGCCGTCCGCTGCCACACGAGAGTTGAAATCTGCCAGTTCGAGGTCAATCGTCAACGTGTTCCTCAGACACAGCGGTTCTTCAGGTAATATCTATGTCAGATTATACGACAAACCCACCGCACCAGTAGCAGGGGACGAGCCTTTAACAACCATCGTCTGTGCACCGGGGGAAGAAAAATTTATTGACTACGGTATATCAGGACTTTGGTGCCCGACAGGAGTAGGCGTAGCCATTACAGGCGGCGCAGGCGTTTCGGACAATACAGCACCTCCGGCAGGAGGAGTGTTGAGAATCCGCACAGGTTCTGCATAGAAGACGATTCATGCATGCTAGAACAGAACTCAAAGAAAGAAAGGGGGGCGGCAATGCCAATATCTAGTGCAACCTTCACCATAACCGAGCAGCTCGATTCTCCATCAATCGGCGGAACAGTTGTCCGTTATCAGGTTTCCGAATTCGGAGGAGAACCCCCCGACGGATTATGGTATTTAGAAATCCCGGAAATACCACCCGGTTTTTATTTGTGGACTTACACCAATGTCTTATATACGGATGGAACACAAAACGAGAGCTATTCTGTAAGCAAAGTCGGCGAAAAAGGCGACACAGGTCAATCGCCTGTTCACATTCAGACGGAAAATTTGCAAACGTTCATCCGTTGTGATGCATTAGGACAAGTCTTGTCTTATGAAAATTCAGGTGCGAAGTTTTGGGTAAAAGAAGGAACCAAAGAGCTTACGCCTGTACAAACAGGAACTACTTTAGAAAACGGACAGTTTAGTATAGAGATTTTGTCTTCTGAAGGAGTTCTTGTGGGTGAACCCGAACTTGACGAAACTGCGGGGGCTGTGTTTTTCGGAAGTGTTTCACGACTTGCACAAGAAAAAGCGTCAGTTGAATACGCAATAACTTGTAAAACTTTCGACGGCTTAGAGGTGTGCACTCGGAGTACACAAACCGTGCAGAAACTGAAAGAAGGCTTCGGAGGTCGCACGTGGATTCGTTTTTCTTCAGAAGATTGCCAGCTAGACGAAAACGGCGTTCTTGTTAGCGGCTCGTTAGAAGAGATGACAAATAGCCCCGGGATTGACACTCGGTTTATCGGCGTAGTTATTACCGATACCGTGTTCGCTCCAGAAGAAAAATCAGCTTACAAATGGCAGCCTTTTCGGTTTTCTGAGCAACAAACAGGAAACGAGATACCAAAGCACCCTTATACAGGCTTAATCTGGGCGACAGGACAAAACCCGCAAAGCAGCGGTTCAACTGACCCGGCAACTTTTCAAGCAAACACGCAATACCGCTGCATAGGTGTAGAAAACGGTATTTCTTCGTGGGAACTCTACACCCTCAACACCGTCAACCTCGTGGGTGAACATGTATTTGCGGAAAACGGTGTGTTTAAAGGGTTTCAATCTGCCAATTGGGATCCAGTAGCGCAAACAGGTACTCGTTTGGATTTACAAAAAGGGGAATTACTCCTCTACGGCACCTCGCTCAGCAATCTGCTGAGTTATGACACTACAACAGGGGTAATGACACTTGGGGAAAGGGACAGCGGAACATCATTAGAACTGGTCGCTGGGAAACTGTCAATCCGTCAAGGTGGAACAGAATTAGCTTATTTTGAACGAGAACAGTTGTATATTACAAATGCACAAATTACCAAACAGATGAAAATTGGCAACTATGTGCAAGAAGAACACAGCTCAGGACAGCTGTTTGATACTTGGTTAGGAGGCGGATTTAATGGCAGTAGCTAGTTATACGGACATAGGGAACAATTATATTACTGTAAGAACTGCTTTCTCGGAGTCTTCTATCTCAGGTCTGAACATGACCTTGCAGTTTGGCACTACCGCGGTTGGGGTAGGTTCTTCCTATCGAAGCGCCCAAACCCTTATTATGGTTTACGTGAACAATGTATTGAAGTTACAAGCTGGCGGATATGTTCCACATAGCACGTGGAATTTCCCGAATGGTAGTTCCTCGTGGACACAGACTTTCTCTTCAGGTCAAAAAGTCAACATTACACAAGAGATATACACGTCCGTAAACGGCGGAGCACAAACGAAATATACTTCTACCTACGATATCACGATACCGTCACTTGCAAGCAAAGGCTCGATGACTTCGGTAAACAACGTAAACGTTGGAGGAACCGCAACGGTTGTTTCTACTGCGGGTTCTGTTTACAATTCTTCAGGAACTACATTGACTCGCTACTACAACTTTAGCGACGGAGCAGGTGTCGGCGGAAGTGATTCAGGGTGGCAAACTGGAGCATCCTACCCGATACCAGCTAATTGGTCCAGTGGCAATCGACAGAAAAAAAGTGTTTCTGCCACTGTCTCCGAAGAATGGCGAGTAGGTTCTACCAAAATCGGGGCTACAGACTCTAAAAACTTCACGGTGACGATTCCTCAAACAAGTCCGTATGCGCTAACGAGCTTTGATTATTCCCTTAATGCGACAAAAGGCACCTCGGGGTTAGACAAACCTATCAAAGGATACGCGTCCGTCTCGGTAGGTGCGAACGGGAGTTATAATACCGGAAATGGCACGCACTGGGCACCTAGTTCTTGTACAGGCTCAATCGCCTGTGGCGACCATTCGGTCAACCTAAACGGAAACGCAACAACTTTCACGCCGACTAAAAACGGCACATATACTGCAAGTAAAACAGTCACGGATGACCGAGGTTACTCGAAAACAATCTCAAAAACAGTCACTATTTTCGACTACACTAAACCAACAGCATCTAGTTTCAGTTTAGCGAAAAATGGCAGCGGACAGCTAGTTCCAACTTTCACATTGAACGGAACATCTACTATTGACGGTGTCGCTAACACAAGGACCGCGAAACTAACAGTAAATGGCGTAGAAAAAACAGTAGTTTCAGGAACCGCCTACAATGTCTCAGACTGGAACCTGACGAGTGCCAGTGCGTTCACGGATATCACAGGCACATTAAAAGTCTATGACCTAGTAAATGGGAGCACAGCTTGCTGGTCTGGGAGTGCAACAGCGACTACCTCTTACACACGCCCCACTATCACAATCACGAATGCAGGGATTACTAGAAAAACAGGCGCGAATGGAAACGAAGAACTAAACTTTGCTTTCAATCTTGCTGGAAGTATCTTGGTTCACGGTCAAAACAATGTGCTTGTCGCACAGGCAACATGTAACAACAGAACTGCTATTATCCACAACGCTGCCTCGAACGGGGCAATAACAAAAACAAATATCGCAAACAACACCTTCAACTTAAACCCAATGAAAACCTACAGCGTGCAAGTGGATTTGTACGATACAAAAAACGGTTTTACGATTACTAACGGCGTTGTTACTACAGGTACGAAAGTCGCTACTGTCGTACTCACCACCGCAGGCGCTTTTGTTTTGATGTCACGCAACAAAGATATTGGAGTTGGTATAGCGAAACAACATGACACCGGTTTGCTAGACCGATATGGGCAACCTTTCGCATTGCAAGTAGGGGGGAGTTTGCACGTACAGAACGATGTAACTATCGCCGAAAATTTAACAGTTTCTGGTAAAGTTACGATTTCAGGACTTGTTAAAACTGTTTTTCAACCTAGGGCTTTAGACGGAACTATTTTTTATGGCGTTCCGTCCTTTGAATTAATTAGAGTCGGGCAACAAGTCACTGCGACCGCAAATTTTGGGGGAGAATCTAATAGCTGGACCGCTTTGGAACAAAGTTGGTCAAACCGCATCCCTTATGGTTTCAGACCGGCGGAAGCCCCAATTCAAACTAACATCTCATATATTTCCAGTGCTTCGAGGGAGACGCAGCAGACAATATTGCAATTTGATTCTAGTGGTGGGGGAAAGACCGTGAGGGAGGCTCGAAGTACCTCCGGTTCCACAAGATGTGTCATGCACAGCGTATCTTGGACCACGATAGACGAATACCCCTGAAATTAATCTAATGGACACGAAACAGAGAAAGAAAGTTCCTGCGCAGTTGTAAACGCAGATGAAACAGATAATACAATGTTTCCCGATACTGCCGAAATGTATAATCTCGCGGTGTTTGCTCCATACCCCGACAATGAAGCTTTGAACATTTGTAGTCTAGTAGGTTTAATTCCGTATGGTAAAGTAGCAAGCGTGTAGTTTGTTTGTGTACTCATAGCCGGTGGTGTATTGGCCTGGTAAGCATCTAAATACAATATGCCATTTTTTACTCCGACGTATATTGTACCTGAACCCAAAATCATGGGTATCCCTTCAGTTTTTATATCTCCAGAAATCGTAACGTTTCAAGACTTAAGGAAACGGGTCGGTCGTGTACCACATGGCATTGATAAGGAGGTAAACGCCTTGAGCGATGCTTGTTCTCCATGCAACTAAATCACTTGATATTTGTAAAGAGTGGTTAGCCGGCGTGCTATTAGTTGAACTAATACTTAGGAATTTCGATCCTCTACATCTGAATCCTTGCGGGATACAAGATATCCCATAACCGTCATTAACATCACCTTGTGCAGCTGTAATGGCACTTGCTACGTTGGCATAATTGCTAATTGTGTGCACCCAATTCCCGCTGCGTTGCAATAATATACTGCGGTTTAGATTAGGTAGATTTATTGCAATCTGAGCAAATGTATTATTACTCAATTTACCAGAAACTGTTAAGTTTCCTAAAACAACTCAAGATTTTAAGAAAAGGAGAAAGCTATGAACCTAATAATTAATGTATTGCACCACCCATTAACTCTTTTAACTGCACTAGCAGGACTCGATGTAGTCACAGGCGTATTTCGAGCCAAACAGCAAGATGTGTTTGCAACGAAAAAGCTAAAATACGGACTAATCACGCACACGTTAGTGCTGATAGGAATTGGCTTGCTCGGTTTCTATGCCCAAGACTACGAGCTAACAAGCTTAGTTTATCCTGTCCGCGTAGGATTCGCCTTGATGTATATCCTCAGTATTTTAGAAAATTACCGAGCTATCGGCGGGACCTTGCCGGACAACCTTGAAAAAATGTTAAACAGCAAGGTAGTAGAAAAGAAGAAAGATGAGGATGGCTAGATGGTTATTTATAAGCTATTTTTTATGATTGTCGTCCTCTATTGCGTCTTCGGATTTGTTGTTGAGCAGATATGCAAAGTAAAAGAGCTTGTCAGAGATATACGAATGTCACGCAAAAAGTGAGGTGTCTATGAAAAAAATAATCATCTACGAAGATTTACCTAGTCACAATCAGTACACAGGTGCAATCCGCAAAAACCGCTACAAAGGTGGTTCTATCAAACGCAGCATTGAATTTAAAATCGCCAAATGGATAAATGAAGAAAAAGAAAAAGGCTTCCGTCTTAATAATTTCCCGGTCAATCTTCATCTTCATTGGTATTGCAAAGACCGAAGAACTGACCCGGACAATATCACTTTGGGAATAAAGTTCATTTTAGATGCCTTGCAAAAATGCGGGGTAATCGGGAATGATGATTGGAAACACGTTGGAGAAATCCACCATTATTTCCATGTTGACCCTGAAAACGTGCGTGTAGAAATCGAGTTTGACGAACCGCAGGTAAACCAAAAGCCAAAGAAACAGCGTTTCAACAACGACAAGAACCACTCAATCACTCGCCGAGCGGTTGAGCAGAAACGCAAGGACACAAAAGCAATTCAAAAAAACGGCAGGAATGCCAGATTGTAGGTGCGAACATGATGAGTGAAGGTGCGGTAATTTTGATAGTCTTGCTGATTTGTTTTTTTTTCAGCTTTCGTCCTTGAGGCAGTCATGCGGTTTGCAAGCAGACAAAGTTATTCAGAAATCTATATTGACAGCGAGGATGATGAAGGAGATGGAGAGGATGAATGATAAACAGACAACGGCATTCATGTTTGGTATTTTGATTTTCGGAACCATTCTCATGATTGTGGCGATGCTCACAGGTAACTTGTAGGAGGAGATAATATGACCTTAGATGTAAATACAATTATTTCAGAGGCGGAAAAGATTAAGAAAAATCTTAACCCGAAATATGACATGAATGACCGTCTTGGCGTTTATAACGGAGTTGATGGGGACAGAGATGGACGGATTGAAGGAGATTGCTCCTCTTTCGTCTATACAGTCTTGATTAAAGCGGGGGCTGTAAACACCACTGGATATATCGGTAACACGGTGACTTTGCCAAAAATGCTAGAGGCGAATGGCTTTGAGCTAGTCCCGGCCAATAAAGCAGGCGATTACACAATCAAGCGCGGCGATGTATTCATTTGGTCTGGTGACAAAACATTCTCTACAGGCGGTGCAATCGCTCATACCGGCTTTGTGTATGATGACAACGAAAAGATTATCCATTTAAACTATGGCTATGATAGTGTTTCTATTAATGACCATGACACTATCTGGAAAGCCAACGGTTGCCCGTATGTAAGATTTTACCGTCTGAGACAGACACCCAAAAAGTCCGACGACACCGTTGCTAATGAAGTAATTGCTGGTTTGTGGGGCTCGGGGACTGACCGTGTAAATCGACTGAATGTAGCAGGTTATGACGCAAAAACAATTCAGGATATCGTCAATTTGAAATTGGCGGTTAAAACCGCACCGGAGTATTATGTGGTACTAAAAGGGGATTGTTTAAGCGGAATTGCCGTAAAGTATAAAACGACAGTTCAAGCGTTACAGAAGGTGAACAATCTCGCTAATCCAGATAGATTGTCTATCGGACAAAAACTGAGAATAAAATAA